TATTTTGATCCATATACTTTTTAATTAGGTATTCTATTAGCTTGGATTTGTCTAAAAGTTTGATATCTATATGATTTATAAATTCTTTATATAGATCTGGATCTATCGTAAAAAATACTTTAACTTTTTTGCTCTTTTTCATATAAGAGTATATATTAGAATATTAGTTTTCTTAAAGTAGAAAAAGTAGAAAAAGTAGAAAAAGTAGAAAATAAATTTTAATATATAGATAAAATAATATTAAATATGGCTAAAAATAAGAAGCACGAAAATGATAAGTTTTATACCAAATCACATATAGCTAAATCTTTAGTTGACAATTTAGATATATCTAAGTATGATTTAATTATAGAACCATCTGCAGGAAACGGATCCTTTTTTAATATTATTGAATCTGATAAAAAAATAGGAATGGATATATTTCCAGAGTGTGATAATATTATAAAAATGGATTGGTTTGAATATAAACCTGATACTAAATTTAAAAAAATATTAATAATTGGCAATCCACCTTTTGGAAATCAGGGATCTTTGGCTCTAAAATTTATTAAAAAGTGTGATGAAATAGAAGCTGATACAATAGCATTTATCTTACCTAAATCATTTAAAAAGGATACTTACAAGCGAAAAATACCTAGTAACTATAATTTAATTAGTGAAATTGATTTACATGATGATTCGTTTACTTTAGAGAATAAAAACTATAATGTGCCATGTGTCTTCCAAGTATGGGAAAGAACAAGCATTAAAAGAGTTGATGAAATTCTAAGGACAACATCACCCTATATTAGATTTGTAAAAAAATCGGAATCTCCTGATTACGCATTTAGAAGGGTTGGATTTTATGCTGGAAAAATATATATAGATTATTTAAATAAGTCTGAACAATCTCATTATTTTATTAAATCTGACAGTCATGTTAAAAATATAATCGAGAATATATTATGGAAACATAATAATACATCAGGACCAAGAAGCATTGGTAAATCAGAACTCATTAAGGCAGTAGAGTCGATTATTTCTGCCTCTGCCAAATAATTGTATTTTCCTTTAATACAGTTTCTATAAAATTAGTTCTTGATATCCCACATTGAATTCTTTTTTGCTTTTTATGGTCTCTTTTAAATCTAAGTGAGATGATAGAATCTCCATATAACTGTCCCCATTTATGACGAAAATCTCTCCATTTATTATCGTCACAATGATCGTTCGATATATTTTTCATTTCAGAAAGCATTGATGATACTATAGTTTTATCACCGAAGTATGAAGTCCATTTTTCAGCAGATATTAATACTTTATACTCCTCAACTATATTAGATGTTGATCCTTTCCAAAACCCAATATATAATACAAAATCATTATTTACCTCTGATTGTCTTTTAAAATCACCAAAATCAATACTACCTTTAATACCAATACACTTAATAGATGTTGGTTTGTCCGTAGATGGATCATATGCATCCCATTTTCCGGTATAATTAGTATCTTCCATTAGTGATTCAGATTCTATTATTGAAACTTGATAGTTAAATCCATGTTTTTGTCTTTCTGCCATAATTTTGATTTATCTACAAAAGTAATAAAAGTTCACGAATTCATCAAATTAAAAAACCGATTGATAATCAATCGGTTATAATTCTATTCATCCTTTCCATCATCTGGTTCTACGTAGTACTCTAACCAAGATTCTCTCTCATCGTTATATACTTGATCAGCTTCGTCACGATCCTCAATTTCATCTTCTTCCATTATCTCATCCACGGTTCTTAATCCGTGTAATCCTTCATAACTTTCATATTCCTCAATCGCAGCATAATAAGCTTCTTTTTCGGCCTGATCCTTTGGTCCTGTAAATGTTCTAATGTATTTGGCATTTCCAAATCCACCACCTAAACCCGCATATATTTTCCATTTTCTAATCTCAGAAAATTCTTCGAATAATTTAATTTTTTTCATAAAATAATTTAATTTTTATACTTCCATATAAATCCATAAGCTTGCTTATATACTCCATTACAAACTTGTTTAATTGTCTTTCTGTCGAAATTTAGTTCCCTCTTAATTCTTGATACAGAGTCCCACTCTTTTATGAAGTTACCATTCATATCAAATTGATATAATGGCCTTTTAATTTTGTTTTTTATAGTACTTAGTTTTTCTATAATTTCTATATTAGAAAATGATTTTTTAACAGCATTTGACATTTTTTCCTTAGATTCATTCGTATGTTTTTTATCATAAAATGGATTTTTGTCACCAGTAAACATATCTCTTAGTTTTTTCTTAGTCTCCTCTTTTAAACATTTACCAATTCTACTTTTTGATATTTTTTCCTTTACAGAATCTAATAAAGCTGGATTAGAATCTCCACCTGCTGTTATATTAGTAATATTACCAATTTCCCTATATTTTTTAATATACTCAACCTCTAATAAGAGAGACTCTTCATATGTTAGATTATCAACCAAGATTTCTATTATTGGCTTACAATTATCATTTGTTAGTTTATTTATCCAATTTGCTTTATGTGTATTTTGACTTTTGGAAGAATTGATATGTTGAGTAAGTCTATACCTCAAAGGTTTACATGTTATACCAATATATCTTATTTCTAAGGTATATGGACATCTTAGACAATAAAGCTTGTTATTTCTCATTATTTTAGTTTATTTTATTTAGCTATTATTTCCATCCATTTTGCATCCTCACCATATAGCTTACCTTCTCTTATCTTTACATCTTCAATTTCAAAAAAATTAGAAATGATCTCTTTCCATTCACTTGGAGTTAATATTATCTTATTTGTTTTAATATTATCATTTTGAATTTTAACACTCATCAATAATTTTTTACCTATTCTTCTAATCTCCCTAAAGATTTCATTTAATTCCTCTTTTGTAAAATAGTGTAATCCTAATCTTGAATATACTAAATCAAATTCATTATCACTAAAAGGAAATTTCTTTTTAGTATCATGTTTAATACAATTTAAACCTTTGTCTATAGCATTTTTTATATACCCATCATCCAAATCAGTGCATGTTACCTTATATCCTTTTTTTTGTAGATATAATGAGTCTTCCGCATTTCCGCAAGCAATTTCTAATATAGATGATCCCGGATAAGATATGTTATCAATTACATTCATAAGTCCCTCATCTACATTATTATGAATATTTAGTAGAGAGGATATTGCCTCAAATGTTTTATAGTTTTTAATATATCTCATCTTAATCTTATTTTATTAAAAAATCTTTTTACAGAAAGTATCTCATATTTAGGAAATGGATACACCTTACCGAATGTGTTTATCCACTTTTCTTCAAAATTCATTATAGCATCATCTTCTGTTCTACCTTTAACTACAAGATTATAAATATTATCTTCTATTTTATATTCAATAATATATTTACTTTTAAAAATATTAAGAAATAAATCTATAATCTTCATAAACTATATATTAATTTAAAAATTCAATTCTAACTATTGATTTAGACAGTATATCTCCAAATAAATCTTGATCCATTATCTTAATAAGTATATTACAATTAATGTGTCTAGCGAATTTTCTAAAAAGATAGTCCATCGTATCAATTGTATATCCTCTTATATCCAAGTTACCTTTGGCTCTCCATTTTGGTTGTAATATTTCTATTTTTAAATACGTAACATTTTCTTTTGATGTATTAATTGTTGGTGATTCTATCTTTTTTTGATGACTATCAAATTTGTTGATTTTCACACTATTAATATAGAGATAGTCTAAATATATATTAGATCGACCTCTCCATTGACGATGTAATTCATCTTGTTCCGATTCTACTATATTAATATCTCCGTCATCTAAAAATTCAATAAAATAGTCCTCTACCTCATCAGGTGACATTGCGCTCTCACGTATTCTTAAATCTACCACTCCTTCATCTTCAAGTAATTCTATTAATCCATCAAATTGATCACACTTATAGTATAATTTTGTATTTTTTGTAATATTCTCTCTTTCAACTAAAAACCATTCATCATTTAATTTAAATATTCTGAAAAATATCATGTAAAACCCTACAATATCACTACCTATTTTAGTCCTAATTTCTATCTTATAAGATGAATGAATTATTAATTTAGACCAATCCTTTTTAAGGACTTTTTCTATTTGATCTATTTCTGACCCAAAACGTTCTAAAGCATTTACATCCTTGACCATGGATCCGAATTCATTATTATCTATTTGATGATATAATGTATTAAAAGATGCGTTCTCATTTAATGATTCTAATTTTTCTTTTATCCTTTTAACACTGTCATAAAACTTATTTACTGTATAAGACATTCCATGTTCGGTTGGCGTCAAATCTCTATTAATTGTATCAAGATGTATTCCATTTGGAGCTACTTTAGGAATAGTTTTATCATTTCTAATGTCACCTATATTTGAATCCAATGATTGAGCAATGCTTTTGAGTATACCTATTTCATAATACTTATTTATATCACTTTGATGACCTTTATTAAACCAATAATCTGAACCTATTCCAAAAAATGGATACCACTTTCCTGCCGCAACATCTTTTTTACCAGCATGACCAGATGATAAATAAAATGGAATTCTTATTCCATTTATATCAAATAAAACAATTTTTCTATCTGCATAATCAATGATTTTAGATTTACCCTTGATTCTATTTTTGGTATAGTGACCATTTGAATCTTTTTCATAAGTTTCATATGGTATTTCTACCCTAATAGCATTAATCTTAGATTCAAATAAACTAAACTCTCTTATGTGTTTCATTTGTTTGGCACCCATGGTAGTAAACCTTCTACTAATTTTTTTAATAGATTTATTAACCCATCTATTTGGTCACACTTGTAGTATTCAAATGTATAATCATCTATTTTATAAAATGTGGATCTTAACTCTTCATCGGTTGGTGATTTTGTAACCATTACTAAAAACCATTCATCATCAAACTTATTAATAGATATTTGAACCCCAAGATATTTTAGAAATATAACATCACTTTTAAAGATATTTCTAATTGATTCGGGAACAATATTTTGCACCTCTTTTATCTCTTTATCTTTAAAAAAGACACTTTTAGATCTTGAAAATACATCTTGATCATCTGAATCATCTGAATCATCTAAATCAAACATATCATTATATTCATCTACACTTATTTTTTGATATAGATCATTAATACTTTCAAATGTTTTATATTTTTTAATGTAATTCATTTTAATTTAATAATTTTAACAACTAGATCTTGACTACCTTTTATCACTCTATGCCAACGTTTCTTCTCAACAAATAATTTAGTTCCATTCATATCAATAGGCAACTCATTATCAAATTGGAATTTCCAATCAGTAGTTCCTATAACTTCTACTATTCTATCCTCATCATCCCAATGCCACTGTAATAATTTATCATCAGTATTCTTATTAAATGTTCTTATGTAGGCATTATCTACAATTTCTTCTTTAAAGGGGTATGGTCGTATCATCAAATTCTATTTCATCCTTATTCATTTTACAATCATCACATATTCTATCATCTGTATAAATGGATTCACCACATATATCACATTCACCTTTACTCATATTTTCAAATTTTGAAATATAAATATTTTCCTTTATTGGAAGCTTATAAACAAGTAATTTAACACTGGTTTTATTAATATCATCAACTTCTATATCCAGACCAATTCCATTGAGTCTTTTTCTAAGTTGACTTATATTACTAAAAAAACGACTAATAGTTTCAAGCTCCTTATCTAATCCATTTTTAAATCCAATATTGACAATAAAATTTGATATCTTATCATCACTTTTTATTTGATCTATTTTAATAATAAATTTTCCACTATCAATGAGATCTAACAAATAATCTTCTATTTCTAATTCAATTTCAGATTCTATATGCATTTTATCAGTTTTAACTAAAGTAACCTGTTTTGGTGTCCTATAATATTCTTTACCCTTTACATCAATAAGTTTTAAAACTTTCATTATTTTACCCTTGTCTAAGTTAAAATTATATTTGGAAATCAAATCTGTTTTTATTTGAACTATTTTAGCATTTATGTTTAAATCTGATATATACACCATAGATCCATTAAAAAATCCATGTTGCTTTAAACTTCTATCCATTATTGTAGTATCTATATTATAGAGTTTTTCATTTTTCCACGGTTGATATCGAGAAACAGAAACACGTCCACTATCACTAACCGTTAGATGACCTTCCTTTTCATATGGCTCTTGATCTAATACACTTATATTACCTGATTCAAAGTTTGATTCACCACGGTCGGTGTAATGACTATATCGTTCTAAATCAGAGCTTGAATATAACAAGTCCATTTTAAAATCACAAATCCAATCTAATTTAACCGGATTCGTAATTTTCTTTTTCTTTTTCTTTTTAAGAAAATCAAAAATATGATACTCTTTAATATATTTCATCCTGAAAATTTATTGCTTTTTTTAATATTTTCGCTCCACTTCAATGGTTGAAAGTTTGTATATTTATTTAATTCATATACTTCTTTCTCATTTTTAGCCCATGATACCGGAACAATATGATCTAGTTGCCAATATGTGGCATAGTTATCCCAATTCATCTCAGTTGTAAATTTGGATTCAATGTGAATTTTGAACTCTTCAAAAGTGCATCCTAGTATCTCAATTGTTTTTTTAGCCTTTTTTGTATATCTAAGTTTAAATGATTGAGATATTAAAGTCCTGATTGAATATTTTAGTTTTATTAAAGGATCCTTTTTAATATTTCTTAAATATTCATTTATCTTATTTTTATTATTTTTTTGATAATTTTTCCAATATTCCTTTCTTTCTTCGATATTATTTAAATAATATTCTCTTTGGTATTCAATCTTTTTTTCTTTGTTATCCAAATAATAGTTTTTAGATTGCTCTAAAATTTTATCACTATTTTCATAATAATATTCTAAATTGGATATCTTAAGAACTTCTTTATTTTTTATCCAATATTCCCTATTATAATTTTTTCTTTTTTCTTTATTTTTTAAAAAATATTTTTGTATTTTTTCTTTATTGTTTTTTCTATATTCAGAAGCTATTTTATTTTCACACTCCTTACAGGAATTTCTATGAAAATCTTTTTTTGACTTATCATTAAAGAAATAAGTTATATTCTTCTCTATGTTGCACTTTTTACAAACTTTTGTCATATGATATATTTAATTTATCTAGATCGAACAAGGTATTTCTTCACCAAAAGTTTCCAAACCGATTCCTCTCTATCACCAATTTTAATAGTTTCCTCATTATTTGCTCTTAAATTAATAGAGTGAATTAATGTTCTAATATTCATATCAAATTTAGTTGGATAGTTATTCGTAACAAATGTTAGATATTCTAAAGCTTCTTGCTTTTTTTCCATTGTAACATCTGGGGATAATTTTCTCATAATCTCACTCATTCTAGCAAATAATTCCTTTTTACTTAAATGAACATCAACATGTAATGCCCTTGAAAGTAAAGCATCGTCAAATTTAGATTCAGGTAAATTTGAGATAAATATTATTTGACCAGTAAATTCAAATTTATTCGGAAGTTTACCACTAGCATCATATGTTTCTTGAATTTCCTTCTCATCCATTCCAGCTGAATCAAATTTATTCCCCTTTGTTAAACTAGATATTTCTCTAATTTTATATGTATCTAATGCACCTTTAAGTATATTTATGGATTCAGAATCTTTAAAAACTGCATCACAATCATCGAAAACTATTAACCTATGCCTATTCTTAAATAATAACTCATATAACCCAGCAGTTGTTGCTGTGCCTGTTGCAAAGTAATAATGTATATCAGCTTGCATCCCAAGCGACTCCAAGGTATCCTTGACTGTTCTAGTTTTACCAACTCCCGCATCACCAGATATAACTAATGAATTTGATTTTCCTCTTGCTACTTGAATTGTATATAGCTCAATAGATTTGAATATATCAATTTTTAAATCGTCATCTAATTGATTAACCTTTTCACTATCTGTTTCTGCTTTTTCATCATAAGCAATTGCTGCTCTCAATTGTTCTATTTTTCTTTCTTGGGAAGCTATTGATTTAGGACTTCTTAGTTTACCCAATCTTTTAACTGCTGCTTCTAATTCTTGTCTTGGGTCGTATCCACCTTCTTCTATATCTAACTCCTCCTTAACTAAAATTGCTGGATCTTTTACAAAGTTTAATATTTGTGGTAATACTTTAGTAATTGATTTTTGTCCTAATTCTAAAGTATATTCGGGATTCTCATCAAATTTAAAACTTGTCCATATATCTATACTATGAATTTCTGATCTAATGTCATCTTCTATCCAGTTGAATCTGATAGCTTTAGATGATCTTAATGAAACAAATAACTGTCCACTTAGGAACAAGTCTTTCTTTTGTATATGCCATATTTCCTCATATTCATATAAATCTACATTAGAGTTTTTAGTAATGTATGATACAATGGTATCTATAGCCTTTTTCTTATCTTCTTGTAAAAAAGCTTCGTTGAATATTTCAAATTTGTTTATATGTTTCATAATCTATCTTTTTTTAAAATGAATTTTAGCATCTTTTCTAACATAATCATAATTGGTATCTTTTTTAATATTTTTACATTTAGTCCACAATTTTTTACCAACATAATTACTACATCTTATTGGAACATCGTCTACCCATACCTTATATCTTTTACCAAAGCATTCCTCCTTATTAGAATAATGATGACCGGTATTTGGATTTCTCGGATAAATCAATCCAATTTTAATACTATATCCATCAATATCCATCCTAATAAATGGATCCCCATTCACATCAAAATGCTCTTGACTAACATCAGATGTTAAACTATCTATAATACCATATACTGTTTCCTCATCTTTATTAAACAACTTTCTAACACCAAATAATTCGTTGATATGTTTAATATGTTTCATAATTCATATATATTAAAATATAAATCTCAAAGTAAAGTAACCAAACTTAATATATAAGTTAAAATATTTAATAATATTAATGCAGTCTCTCGCGTTTTTTGATAAGGAAGGAAATTATCTAAACTTTAGATATGACGATATTTCACAAACATATAATGGTGATTTGATGTTTCATGAGAATAGCTCAGATACTTTTAAAACAATCGGGTTATATGTATTTGAAAAGATACCTTCTTTTGAATACGAATCCAACATATTATCATTAGAAAAATTTCAATTATTCAATGAGTATGGGTTCAATATCACTGGTAATAGTTATCAACTACAACCAATTTCAAGAATAGAGGCTGTAAACAATGATCCAAACTTCCGTTCAAAATGGATATATGGTGTCAATTTTGAGTCTAAATATCCAATTGGATCTGAAGTAATTTTTAATTCTTCCATATTTGAATTTTCTAGTCCATTAAAATCATATACTGTAGTTTCATCAAAGAAAGGTGCAATTATGGTTATATCAGGATTAGATAATCAATCATTTAATATTTTATATGAAACGAGTATTGGATTAACTTCATCTTATGAGAATAAAACAATAAGTGGATTAAACTCAATAGGAATAAGTAGTTACGTTAATTCTATATTAAATGATAATTTATCATTATGGTCCGAGCCTAAATTTTATTCGATGATATATAATGGTAGGAAGTTAAATATTGTTAATACTACTAAAAATGATAGTGTTGTTACAGTAAAGAATAGTAATGTATTAGATAAGGTTCATTATCAATATTATGTAGATAGTCTTCACCTACCAAATAATTCAGATTTAATAATAGAAGCAATTCTTAAAACAGATTTGCCTGAAATTTATAAAGGCCCTTTAACTGTTCAAACAGATAGAATAGAATTTGGTAATGATGTTCCAAGAATATTAAAATCTGGAACACAGTTAGTCATAGGAAATTCAACAAATAATACCAATTTTATAAATGTTTCTACTATACCAACTTTCTTAGGTAATACACAACTAACATACTATGCAACTGCCTCACAAGTATTGTATGATAATTTAATATATCAATGTGTTCAAGCGTACACACAAAGTGGCACTTCAAGTATAAATCCTGGGAGTGCTAGTTATTGGACAAGTAATATAACTTACCTACCAGTCGATGAAACATTAACAGCAGAAACGTTACTATATGGAGAAATATACCTAACAACTAATAAGCTATACTATGGTGTAAGTGCTTCTGGATTAAGTGCATCTAATAACAATGAGCTTGTCTTAGCTTTTGCTGGAGATAAATATAAAGAAGACTTTAGCTTCTTAAATATTGATTTATATTATTATAATAAAGCATTATATGCTAATTTAAATTACTCATCAGAATATGCAACTGTTAATTTCTATCATACAAAAGTCGGTGCAACATATAGTATTGGAACAACAATCAAAACTTATGAAAAAACAATTGAAGTTGAGGAAACTCTTAAAACAGAACTTAACAAAGATATATCTGAAAGATATTCTTATAATATCGTGTTTACTGACATTGATGAATATGGAATTGTAGTTAATATAAATGGAATGGTTTATCAACAAGAAGTTCAATGGGTCTATGCTGGACTTAATGTTGATATGGAAAGAACAGTCGATAAAACATTAAGAGCTTGGCTATCGAAACATGCTGTAACATTGCATAGGTTAGGTATAGAATGTAACTTAGATTATTTAGTAAATTTTCCTTACATATATTTTGATTCTATTGTTTTAAAAACAGTATATCCAAATGTTCCAATTATATTTGATGTTCTTGTAGGAACAACTGCAAATTTTTATATACAGCATTCTAATGTTGTTTTTTATGAAATTGGAAATGCGTTATCATTAACTATAAACAATAGGGAATATGGTGTAACATTTAGTACAGATATACCGACTACTTTATCTAATTGGATAGATGCTTATTCTACTACATTGGATGATTATAGAATCTATACTTCTTTTATAAATAATACACTATATTTTAATGTTAAAGAGCAAGATAAAACTTTAGACTATACAATTACTGTTGGAAAGTCTAGCCTGCCGGGCAATGGTTCAGTTAAAATAAATAATAAAATAAAGGGTAATTTAGGAGCATTAATAACATCCAATGCTGTAATATTACTATCAACAACACAGTCAGCAACACAATCATTTTATGATGTTAATGGGGCATCCGCTGGAGATACAGGATTTGCCACTGGGATGATAACTGGAATTAATAATACAATCTATCCATTTGATAATCAAGAATATAACTTATTAGAAGTAGAAACTGATAGATTAGTACTTAGTTATCAGGGACCTTTTTGGGGAGGAACACCATCTCTAATATCATCCCCGTTTACTAATGTTTCATTTAGTGGTGGGTTTTCTTATAGTATAATACAAATTTCTGGAACTGGAGGAAGTTCAAGTATAGAGCTGGGAGCTTATGATCAATCCGAATTTGATTATTCGTTCGATATTATTAGAGGTGATAGTAGTACCTATACAAGTACATTTATTGGTTCAACAACCAATATGATTGATTTGGTGTATGTTAATACATCTGAATATTTATACATCTTAGGTGATGCTATAAAAATATATGATGGTCTTAGTGGTGATTATTATGATACAATAGTACTACCTGGTTTATCACAGAGCTTAAAATTAGTTTATAACAATGTAGATGATTACTTGTATGCATTAACCACCACACGTCTATATAAAATAGAACCAAGTACAAACTTAATTATAAATACTCATACTTATTCTGTTCCGTATACGCCATATGATGCAGTTGTAAATACTACAAATGGTGATATCTATATCTCATATTCTGGATATACTTATTTAGAAGTTCTGGATATTTATGGTGTTAAACATGGACTTACTTCAAGTTTTGTTGGTGCTACATATGGTACATATAGATTGGCGTATAATCAATTTGAAGATGATGTTTATGTAACTACATCAGATGATACAGTATTGCGGATAAATGCAACAAGTAGGACTGAATATACAAGTTATTCAATTACAGGTTTACAACACACAATGATATATGAGCCAGTCGGCAGCTCTATTTATGTAATGGGATCAACTTTAAATCAAATTAACAATAATACGGTTACTGCAATTGTTAGTATATCAAGTGGATTATTTTCTGACATTTTATATGATAACATTAATCAAGAAATTATAATATCAAGAGATTCCTATTTCGGATCTGTTGGTTTAGATAATTCACTTATTTATAATTTAGGTAGTTTAGAATATGGACAATTAATAATGAATCAATATGATGAAAGGATTTATATGGCTAGTCAAACTAGTAGTGAGGTTATCATAATAGATCCACTGAGTGGAAATGTTAAGAATACGATTATACTACCAGCTTCTGCATCAAAACTAACATATAATCCATTAAGAAGATCTATATGGGGTATATTGCCTTCTATTAATCAAATAGTTGAAATACTTGTTGAGTTATCAATTTTTATAGTTGTTTATCCACCTTCTTACAATGGTATATATGATTCACAATATGGCACACTTTCAGAAGATTATTCTCCAAAAGGAGGAATATGGTTGAAAACTCGTGATTATATTAGAAGGCCAAGAGAAAACTATATAGGTGAAAACCAAGTTCAATATGTTTGGAGATGGTTAACTGACGATGTTCCTGAGATGTTTATGTATGATTTTTCTGGTAAACAATTACCTACTACAGGGGCGTATGCTTATATAGGCGAAAAACCGTTAGAAAATATTAATCTTAATAAATATTCCAACAAAGATATAGGTAAAACAGCTTCTTCCGCTTATCAGCAAACAATTTTTAGTGAGATTGTAGAGGATATTGATTATATCAATTCAAGTACAAATATATCATATACTCCAGAGCCATTAGAGTTATTCTTAGGATTTAACTCACAAGATGAAGGAACTGTATTTTCTACACTTCTTTTATACAAAAGAGAAAATGTGAACTTTTCTATTGTAACAGATTCTTCAAATCTTAATAATATAACATTTTCTGTAGTGTTAACTAATTATGGAACATCTTATGGTACAATTACATTGGATTCTAATTCAACCGAAAATTTTTTGTATGATTCTAATGACATTTCAAGAGGATTAAAAGTTGATCAGGAAATAATAATATTTGTAAAAGATAATACAAATACTAAGAATAAATACATTTCTTTTAATAATGGAATCAGAGTAAAAATTACCGAAATATACTTAAGAGAAATTATTGTTAAGTTTATAAGTGGAGTGTTTACAGATGAATCAACTACTGTTTCTGATTATCCAACTACTGGAAAACTAACTTATATGACTACTACGTTTAAAGTAATGGATAGAGAGATAGGTAGATTCTATGTAAATGGTGAAACTGAAATAGAAGATATTCGTTATAAAACCGAATTAACAAATGCTGGTAAAAATATAACAGCAGATGATGCATTTATATTTAAAACATATGATATAAATGAACAAGGAGTAGATTGGGGATTATTAAATAGAAAGCGAAAAGAAATGTTAATGGTTAAGGATGACATATTTCCATATGTTGGTTCTTATAAAGCTATAATAAACGCAATTAATTATTTTGGATATAATGATTTAGAATTATATGAATATTATAGAAATATAAATCCATATTCTAAAGATTTAGGAAAATTATATAAAGTAGAAATTCCTGACATTTTTGATAATAGTGTTGCTGGCTGGAATGAGAGTGATTTTATTAAGCACACCATGCCAAATCCTAACTATGAGGATACAAATTTATTTAATCTAACCTACAATATAACTGATAAAGATGGTAATAATGTATTATTATATTCATTACCAGAAGTATTAATTAAATTACAAGGCTTAAAATATTGGTTACAAAGAAATGTTATCCCTTTATCACATAGGATATTAGATATTACTGGTAGAGCAGACTTTGTTGGACCTAATTCAATTGTTCATAAAAGTTATGATGCCACTATATTTAATGTTAAACAATCATTATCACCAATTGATTTTAGTGTTAATGAAGCATATTTAATGCCAGTTAATTCTGGAAGCACAGTTTATAATGTTGTAGTTGATTTTTATAATCAAGCAATTGATTCGATAACAAATTATTTTTCTGTTAATGAAGTCCCTGATTATTTTGACTTAAGAATAAGAACATACAAAACATATCCAGAATGGCGTCCATTTAAAACATATCAAAATGGAGATATTGTTTCTTACTATCAACAAATATATGAATCTGTCATTGATGGAAATAGAATAAATGATCCAAGAAAATATCAAAATTCAGAATCATGGAATATAAACTTTGATTATATACAAGGTCAGATTGTTGAGTATAAGAGAAATTTCTACGAGTTTATTGGAACTCAATCGGTTTTATTATCTGGAACAAGTTCAGTTAAGAGTCCTTTTACAGATGTTCTAAATTCACTAGGAAATTGGACTGATATAACTGAGTGGAGAAAATTAGATTATACCCCGGTTCAAACTATAAATGAATATAGAACTGGCACGCATTCTTTTCTTTTTACAGTTGATACAAACATTGATCCTTTTATAACATTTGAAGTAACAAGTGATAACGGATATGGTCAAATTTATACATCTAAAAAGAATTATGAGTTAAGAAGTCTACTCGATATTGATGAAGGAGTGGGTGAATTGGATGAAATAGGGCCAATTAGGGTATATAATTTATTAACAAGTACAACAACAAGTACAACAACAGTCCCAAGTGTATTAATATATGATTGGCAACCAATTGATGAAATATGCCAGGATACTGGTATTACTACTACAACTACCACGACTACCACGACAACAACTACTACGACAAGTACGACAACAACTACCACGACAGTTGTATGTTGTGGACTAACTGTAAGTAGTGCAACCTATAGTGTCGCAAGTAATGTTGGTGTTATAGTTAGTATTTCAGGATTGGCTGATTGTGGATCTTGTAGTGGTATAACTCTTGGATATAGTGCTGATGATATCACATATAACTATGTCAGCATTGGATGTACATCTTCTTATGAGCTGGCTGTATCAAATACTCAAGATTGGTACTTCAAGGTACTTAAATCTTGTGGTGTTGTTAGCTCTCCTTGGTCTGATGTATATCACTATTTTGCTAGACCATTAGATTGTACTCTATCTGGAACCTATAGTATTAGTAATACATATACACTTATAAATACAAGTAATACTCCTTTAAATATAACACTAATACTATTTGACTTATCAGGCACACACACGATTTTAAATAATGTTGCATTTACAACATCAACATCTGGATCTAGTATTTACTTACCAGCTACTGATGCTTATATGTTACAATTATCTATAACTGGTGGTTTAATCAGTGGAACTCCGATTTGTAACGGATCGAATGGCGTGGTATCTGGAACATTTGACTCCTGTACTTGGGGAAATGTTTATGGACCATTAGAAATAAACTTTATAGCTAGCTAAAAAAAATATATAAAATATGTCATTTACAGGATATAAAATTTACTTAAATAGGAGAAGATTAATATTAGATGAGAATGGTACCATTTTTTATAATGGTCTAACTTGGTCATCTGATTTAACTGAACCAAATTCAGATATACTTGGTAACGCAATATTATCTGGACTTGGACCCTATTTTCCAAACGTATATGATATTACATCCTGTCCGTTAGGAGGTGCATCAACAACCACAACAACCACAACAACTACGCTGCCGCCTGGATTTATTTTAAGTTTTGAAACCATGCTGCCTGGAAGTTTTCCATCTACACAATCTTTTAGTGCAGGTTATAACTTATCTCCAATATCATCTGTATATTCATCAAATGAAAATACAATTATATTAAATTATGGTGAAACAGAAGTGAATTTTTCATTTGAATCATTTTGGAATTCGGGATTTAATATTCCATCCGATAACCTATCGGCAATACAATTTTTAGAATCAATATTTACTGCACCTGGATGCACAACCATATTAAATTATTATACACAAGATTCGACTCTATTATGGAATGTTACAATCACAGGTATAACTGAAAATAAAACTGTGACATTTAGAGAGACGTTACCAATAGAATTTGTGGTAAGTCAACCTGATTTACAAATAAACAGTTTTGGTATATATGACGGGGTTACCTATTTTAGTGATTACACTGTTAATGCAAATAATTCAAACTCACCAGTGCAATACGGTATTTACTATAATAGATTTCTATATCAAATGTTTAGTACTGCTGACATATTTGTAAATTGTACAAATACTTCAGGTGCATCAACTGATTGTTATAACAATTATTTTGATTTTAATGTATCTATACCAATTGGTACTAGTGAGTATATATTTGGTGGGTTTAATCCAAGTTATTCTACAACAATGCAAATATCAATGCCAGGTACACCTCCTTAACTATGAAAATTAATAAAAAATTTATAAACTAAAATGCCACAAACAACAAGAAAGATATTTGTACAACTAACATCAGCTGGATCTGATACTGGACCTTTTGATGTAAGTGATTCATTTGCGAATATTATTGATACAAATGTTCCAAAAGCGGATTTATTATCCCCTGGATATGGAAAAACATATAGTGTAAATTTAAGCGCAACTTATGTTAGATTACAATCTAATGGATTATGTTCTGGATATACGGATATAAATTTAGATCCTGTTACGATAGTTTCCACAAGTGTAAATTTAAATTGGAATCTTGGAACAACTATTGGTGGTAGATTAGTTGTCATAAATAATACAACAAGTACGACTATGCTAACTAAAGATACCAATGGTACTTCTACATTAAGTGGGTCGATAGTATTGTCTTTTGGAAATTCATATACAATATCCGGAAGATGGACTAGTGGAAGCGGAAATACTATTCGATATAGAGTCTGTGATATGGATAATTCAACGGAGTTATTTTATACCCCTGTGGATATATCGTCTACTAATACTATAGTGGATCACACATTCACACTTCCGTTAACATCATCATCAAATAATATAAGTGTTACACTAAGAAGTGGTGGATCAATAGTACCACCTTGTGTTTAAATTTGAGGTCCAACTAATTCAGTGGAAATTCTCAAACAACTATTTTCTTTAGATTCAAGTATTTCTTTAAAATAATTGTAAGATGCAAAATTTTTATTAAATGTATCCTCAATAAAATAAGGAAGAGTGTTTATATAATCACCTTTATAAAATAATTCACCAGGTCCAACCACTCCAGCATTATGATAAATAACATTATCATTCCATCTCTCAATTGGATCGGTAGCCCATGTGAAATTAAAATATGGATCTACTTTAGTCTCATGTTCGAAATACCATGCATTCCACAATACTGCCCACATATCAGAGGTCCATTTTTGAATTGGATGATATGATGGATTTTTAGCCATTTTTATAGGTTCATCTTCTAAAAAATATCTATATAGATCTTCAGAATCTTTTTCAACCTTTTCCCAAAAGTCTGAATCTACTCCTTTTAATAAATATTGAGCTCCACCAGAATTAGATTCCATCAACTTAGGTATTTTTGAATCTATTCCAACAATTTCACACATCTTTAGATAAATATCTTCACCTTTACTTAGAACATATCTTGATCCAATATATCCTTCAGTATTGCTCATATACCAGATTTTATTATTTAAAAATGGAGTAAAATCTGGTGTTTTACTAAACACAATATCACAATCGTGATAAAAAATATTTGATTTTTTTAATTCGGGAAAATATTTAAAATGTTGTTTTAGTATATTAGGCCTGACAGATGAAATATAACAGGGGTTAACTCTGGTGTCTTTATAGAAATAGAATCCAACAGTTGAATATTTCTGCATTAGTTTAGAATATAAATCCACCACATCAGAATGATTTGTTCTATCATTCTGATCTGGGCTATAGGCAACTAATATTTGAATATCATTTGGATTTATGCTGTGCTTAAGGAAGTTATTTATCATAACTTCCAGTTGCCAGGCATAATAAACTAATCTAGGTTGTACACAAATATATTTCATAATTAGATTGTTTCTTCTCTCTTCTTTTTGGGAGCTAGTTTTTTTGCTTTAACTGATTCTTCAGTTGTTGCGTGTTCTGTTGGAGCTTCTTCTCTTGGTTCAAAGTTTGCAACCCATTCTTGAATTTCCTTAGAAAGATTTTTAGCAGCTGTATCATAGTAACTGATAATTTTACTAATATCACCAATTTTTCTTAAAGTATACGCAAATGTGTAAGTATCTTTTGTAAGACCTTTTATTTTATGCTTAGCAATTAAGTGATAGATATAAGTAATTTCCGTAGCATCAACCATAAATCCTTTAACATCATCATCACCTTTATGCTTTTCTGATTGTACCCACTCACCTAACATATTAGTTAATTCAATTGCTAAGAAAACTGTATTAACATCATATTCTAATTTATCTTTTAATAAAGTAACTAAAAATCTATATTCGTCTCTATTTAAGTAGAAAGTGAATGAAGCGTCCCTTAAAGCTGCTGCATACTTATTCCATAAGCTTTTTGCATCTGCATATAATAAATCTTTAACTGCATCAGTTTCTCCAAACCCGTGATTATTAGCTATAAATTTTTCAATCTCTGCAATACCAGAATCTAATTGTGTTTCTGTTTCAGGTGTAATAATTCTATACTCAACTTCTTCTACGAAGATAGAAAGTTTAGGTTTTATCACGTTTGTTTCTATTGTTTGTTTTTCCATTTTATTTTTATTTTTATTTTTATACTATAAATTCATCATCAGCACCATCTTTCTTTTGCTGATCATATAATTCTTCTACTTGATTAGCCTTTGATACCTTTTCGATACCATATTTAGTTATTAATCCGGAGAAAGTTGTTAAATCTGGCTTAATTAATTTGATTTTTCCATTATCAATGTTGATAGAAATTTTATCAATTTCCTGCTCAATCAATATCTGAACTGATTCTTCGTCAAATACTGTCATTAAATCTTCATTAATACTAATAGTTAACTCTTTTCCTAAGGCATTATCTGCTGCATAGATATCAGGAATCTTAGATACTTTTATTAGGTTTTTTTGTTTAGAATCTCCAGTAAAGTGAAATTTAACATCTACAGGAAAAGCTTTTTTCTTAAAGATGTCATTAAATGTTTTAATTGCATCTTCAGATAAATCGTAATATTTACTCATGTGATTTTTTATTTTTATAAATTAAAATATCTTAAAAGTTTATAACAGTTTCAAAATTAAAAAGGTTAATATAGATAAAATAAAGATTGTTGGTATAAATCTTAGGAAGATGTTTCTGGATAATTTAGCAGTATCAAATAAAGAAAATCCTATTATTACTAAGTAGCTATACTTGTCTATTTTTTGAATATCATACAATCTGTATAATTCTCCTAGTTCTTTAGAATCTAATAATCCAGAAATTTGCTTTATATATGCTGTTATATAAGGCTCGGAAATTTTATTGATATCAGCGGTTCTTAAATTATAAGGCTCCTCAAACATTTCGGCTGGTATGTTTATTACAGTGTATATTCTATTTGCTCTATCTATTCTAAGACCGTAAGTAGATTCAAACTCATTTTTATTTTTTAGAACAATTTTTCTATAAGTTCTATAGATAGATAGCTTTTTCCAAAAAGAAAGTTTTTTCATATCATTTATATAAAAGAGTATAATATTTGTTTATTTACCTTTTATACCTTTATTGGTTTTTATTTCGTTAATCTTTAATGAAATGCTACTACTATATGATACTAACTGGCCAAGTTTAGCATCCATTCTAGACATAACATTAACAACATCTTGCATTGTTGGACCACTTTGTTTAGCACCCCCAGCATTAATTGATATTTCTTTCCCACTTACCCCATTTTCCATATCATTAATAACATCAACAAATATTTTAGCTTTACTTTCTAATGAATCCATCATTGAATTAAATTGATCAGAATCCATTAGTGACATTAATACAATACTTCCGGTTAGTGTTTTAAGTGCGGTTATTCTTTCTACATCAATTGATTGAATAGCCCCTGATAAATTTTGAATGCTATTTGCTAATTTATCATAATCACTAGCCATTCTTGTTATATCACTGGCCCTACTAATAGTCACAAGTCCAAGTAGCTTAGTCTCTGATTCATTTGTTCCTTTTAAATAAGATAATAATTTAGAATATTGAATTATATTACTTGTTAAGTTAGTCATATAATCCAATGGTATTAATTTATAATTTCCTTTACTTAAAATTATACTTGTATTTGAAATCGATCCAGCCATTGCATAAAAAACTCCAAAGTTATCACTATCGAGACTAGCTATTTTTTTATCACTAACTAATTTATAAAATGAACTATATAATGATGTTAATGTTTGTGTATAATTATCTGGTATTATATTATTGTAATTAGGTTTTCCTCTAGATCCTTCATAGTTACCAGATAATATATTTGCTGTTTCAACCATTGCTTTCGCAAAGAATGTAATATTCTTATACAACCAATCAGAACTAACATTGCTTGTTATTCCTGATATTGAAGCTGCATATTCAATAACTGGATTAAATGCCCTAATAGCTAATCCGACACCCTCAGCCCATTCTACACTTGGATAAGTTCCACCAAATATGGTTCTATTTTGATTGAAAATTTCAGCAGAAGTGATTATACCTTGTGATATTCCATGAACTGCATTTACCATTTCGTCCATATCAAGGCCACTACTGAACCAGCTTTTGTTCTTAGCTAATGATTCAAATACTGGAGTAAATGCTCTAATTGATAATCCAACTCCTTCAGCCCATTCCACAGGCGGACCATTTTTAAATGAAACTGTATTCTTAGAGAAGAATTGAGCAGCGGTAATAATACCTTCTGATATTGTAACTATAGCTTGTTTCATTTTAGCTGGTGATGATCCACCACCGCCAAATATTGCTCCTAATAGTCCTTTTGATGTTAATGTTTTATATACTGGTGCAAATGCTCCAATTGATAACGCAACCCCTTCAGCCCATTCTTTTGTTGGTCCATCTTTATAATTACCACTTGATAATATGTATGAGGCATCGACTATAGATTGGGCAACTACATTAACAGCAGAAGCACCCGCTAATAAAGCAAGATATCCTAATCCAAACGTACCTCCTATAAATGCACCAAGAGTCATTAATGCGGCACCATATGTAGCTATTAATACTGATGTTCCTACTGCCCATCCAATTGATGGACCACCTGTAAAATTACCAGTAGATAAAATATTAGATGTAGAAACAATAGCATTTGCAATTAATCTAATACTTATTGCACCGAGAGCTATTGCTATTATTCCAAATCCAGCAACCGCCATTACTGCCCCAAATGCAACGATGGATGCTCCAACTCCCATTGACCATGGTAATGATGGGTATTTTTCATATGTTCCACTAGATAGTATTGAATCAGTTGCTAGTATTGTGGCTGCAATTATTGCTATTCCTATTGCCCCTATAACTAAAGCTGGGATTCCTATACCACTCACACCAATTAATGGGATTCCTATACCACTCACACCAATTAATGCCATGCCTATTCCAAATGCTAACATGGATGCTGCTGTTCCAATAGTCCATGTTAATGATGGATATTTCTCATAAGTACCCATTGATAGTATTAAAGAGGATAACATTACTGTTGTAGCTATTATAATAATAGATAGACCACCCATTGTAGCTTTTATTGGGTCAATTTTTAATTTATCTAATGCCCATATTGCAGCTCCCATTACAACAGATGCCACTGCTAAAACTACAGCTTGTACAGCAATATTTAATAAGGTCATAAATGGTATTACTTTAACTTCAGCAAATAAATATGAGGATGCTGTTATAGCAGCAGCTATAGCGACTAATACGATAGGCATTAAGGCCGCCTCAACCAACCCAATATTTTTTACTGCTTGAGCTATTCTAGGTAATCCATATGATATAATAGTAAATGTTGCTGCTATAAAAATTGTTGTTAAAGCTTGTGTAAATGATATTGGTTTAACTGTAGATAATATGTGTGAAGACGCAGCAATAGCGATTGAAACACCTACTAAAACAAGTGGCATCATTGCTACACCCTTTAAACTGACATCACTAACTGCCTTCGCCAATTTTCCTAATCCAAATGATAGTAGAGTAAATGCTCCGGCTATAAATATAACTGTTAATAATTGTAAAAATCCAACAGGTTTAACAAATTGTAGAATCCATGAAGAGGCGGTTATAGCAGCAGATGCGGCAACTAACACAAGAGGTAATTTCCAAAGGTCTTTAACACTAACTTCACTCACACCTTTTGCTAATTTACCTATACTATATGCTAGTGTGGCAAATGCTCCTGCTATAAATACAACAGTTAGCAATTGTAAAAATCCAACAGGCTTAACAAGTTGTAAAATCCATGAGGATGCGGTTATTGCTACTGATGCGGCCACCAATACGATTGGTAATTTCCAAAGATTTTTGATATCAACTCCTTCGATTCCATTTACCATTTTTTTAATACTAAATGATAGGGCAACAAATGCTGCACCTATAAATAGGACTGTAAATAATTTACCAGCACTAATAGGAGTTACATTATTTAATATTTTAGATACAACTACTAATGCACCTGCCATCATTATGAGACCTAATATTGATGTACCCAAATCTTTTAGATTAGTCTTAATATTAGCAACTTTTTCAAATGCAAATGCTAATAGTGGCATTGCTATAGCAAGAGCTATTACAGTTTTAAAATCAACTTGTCCAAGTATTTTAAAAGCAGCTCCTATCGCTAATACACCAACTGCTATCAACAATATCATTTTTACTCCATCTGTTATGGTTTTTTTCTTAGATGGGTCACCTAAACTACCAATTTTATCACCTTCTGTTGTTGTAGTTGATTTCTTTTTTAAAGCATCCTTAAGCTGTTGTATAAGAGTCATTCTTTCTTTTCTATCCGCATCGGTTACTGTTGGACTTTGTGCAATAGATAAAGTTTGTTTTTGTGTTTTAATTATCTCTTTATTATCAGCTTGTATTTTCTTAATTCCTTCGTCGATGGATTTTAATTGCTCTGTTATATCTAAACTCTTAAACGCCTCTGTTATAGAAGAAGAAGTCGTCTCTTTAGTTCTATTTGATTCATCTAAGGAGTCCGATATTGCTTGTAATGCTACTGATAAGTTATTTAAGGCGTCAAGTAACTTTTTATCCATCTATTTTTGTAAATATTTATAATACTATATATAAAATAATCTTTGTCTTTTAATATATAATAAAAAATGGTGAAACCAATGCGAATTATGAATTTTGAAACCTGGATAAGTCAAATGAATGAGTCAGTTAAGGATGATGAATTAAATAGAATCTTAGATAAGATGTCTGAGGGAAAGCCTTTGAATGATGTAGAAAAAAGGTTCTTAAGTATGTTTGATAAGTCCAATGAAGATGACTATAAGGATTTTTCTTACTTAACTAAGAATGATGCGTTTGATAGAATCAAAGATATTCTGTCAGAGGGAAGAAAAGTTATCTGTGATTTATATGAAAAGAATAAAGTCGGTATAGAAATCGTCTCTGTTTTTAATCAATTTGAAAGTGAGTCATGTTTTATAGTTTTAAAAGATGGTGAAAGAATTGAGTTAAAAGATAACTATCTATATAATATCGTTTATGATATTAAAAAGGACGAATATTCACTACAATCGCAAGATCAGTATTATGAAAAAATACCTATAAAAGATGAGAATTAAAAAATTTAAATATTTTGAATCGATTGATGAGGATTTCTATACAGAAATAAGCGAGATGGAATATGTGAATAACTTTGATGTAGATAGTAATATTTGCTTTTGTCCCTTTACAGATGAGGATATAAATTATATAGAAAATTTCTTAAAAAAGGAATATCCAATGTATGTGATAACTATTGATATGTCAGATTGTTTAAGCATTAAACATACCAATGGTTATTCAAACCTCTTATCACTAAGTAAATTAAAAGACGATTGGTTTCTTATAGTTCTATTTTATCCTGATTGTAAATATTACAAATGTGATAGATTAGATGGATTCGAAAAATGTTTTAAAGAAAAATGTATATCGGGAAACGAAAAAGGAACAAAGAAATTTAAAAAATTTATAGAGTCAATCAGTGGTACTGAACTTATGAATATAGGTGGTTCATTTGGACCAGGATATGGACAAGAAAAACTTCCCGTTACTTTAACTTCAACAGATACAAGAGTTGTCTTTTCTGATCTAAATAATCAATTTTATACACAAGATGAGTATGATCAAGTTTATGGTGATTATCTCAAAAAAGGTGGAGAACCATTAGATGGATTTTCCAAAGAAAATTTGGAAAGAGTTTTAGATTATCTAAAAAATGCAATGTAATAGTCAAATATAGTTCCATTGCTTAATACATCATCTACAGAAGTTTCTACCTCAAATGGCCAATTATTAAGTGATCTGGTTTTATCTGAAATTCTAGCCTCTGCTGCAAAATTTACACTATCACAAAATCTATTAATAAAAGATATCATATCTTTATTAAATTCGTCTTCGATATCTTTAGGTCGAAAGAAAAAAGTTATGGTTACTAAATACCCACTTTTATTATTTGGAAATCCTTTAACTTTAAAATACTTAGTAGATACCTCTTTAATGGAATAAAATCCTTTATATTGACTTCTTTTCCAATGATTAGAATTGGTATCGAGTTCAAAATATTTATCTTTTTCTATTAATTTATACTTATCAAAGTATTCTAATAGATAATCATCTAGCAATTCTATTTCTTCTTCAGAAGATTCATTAAACTTTCTTAAATATTTCATATTAAAAATTCTTTTCATCTAATATATATCTTACTGCCTCTAATTGATCACATTTGAATGTTTTACAAATCATTATATTATCAAATTCACCAAAATTAGTATCTTTTTGTGAAGTAGGTATTCTAACCATGTACCATTCATCTATCATTTTAAAAATTTCCATCTCTACATAATCATGATAATAAACTACAATTCTTGGCACATCTCCCCAGTATATTAATCCTTCAGATGATTTTTCTAGCTCAACTCTCATTGTAGGTAAATATGATTTAATCTTTGATACTTCTTCACTATTAAATTCTTCCAAAGAAGAATGGAATTTTTCCATATTTTCAATAGTAGGTGTGTGAAACGGGTCTGGTACTTCCTTATAAAAGTTATTTTCAAAATATTCAAACATTTTAATATATTTCATATATTTATATATTAATATTTACTCACCTGTTTTACAAGATTTTGATATTTTTGATCTATTTAATGTACTATCGAATCTTTCTATTTCTCTCAAGCTGTTCCACTCTTTTATATAATTCATACTATCATCATATTGAATTATTTTATTTCTTCTAATTTTTGTTCCTTTTATTTTATTTCTAATTTTTTCTTTTTGCTCCTCTGTTCTAGGCTTTGTATTTCCTATATTTTTTGGGTTATTTATATGTGATAATCTTAACTTCTCATTGTAATCTGCTGTCATTTTTTTTCCATATGCCCAGTGGTTATTCTTATCTTTAAAATACTCCTTTAGTGTATTACTTATTTTATCTTTTACTAATGGATCATTCGATCTATTTGGATTATTATCACTCATCCTTTCTGAGTAATATTTTCGTAATTTTATAGACTTCTTTTTTCCAACAATTTCTTCTAATTTTTTTCCTTTTTTTGCTAATGACATTTTTGATTTAGTTATAATAGAGAATTCTGTCACATCCTCAGATTTTGAATTCGTTAATTTGTACCCTTCTTTTTGATATTTTTCAATATAATATCTTTCCATAATATTAGATTCAATTAATGAATTACATTCTTCTACTATTTTTACAATAGGTATTTGGCCATTCCTTATAACCCTCCTTATCCAACAAGACTTATGTGTTCGGTATGAATAAGAATTTTTATTTGTAGATGTGCTTATATGATCTTTTAATCTCCTTTCTATATTAGAAGACTGACCAACATATCTAATATTGTTATCAAAGGGGTCTATTAGTATGTATATATACCTCATATTATTATGTATTAAAAATATATTTGTTCCTTGGTCAATACCAATTTTGTCATTTTGTCACTTCTTGTAAACTTGGCATATAAATTGACATATAAAATAAAAATAAAATATATTAAATTATGAGTAAAAAAGAATATGTTATAGGTGTGGACCTTGGAACCACAAACAGTTGTGTCTCTGTTGTTGAAGGCGGTGAGCCAGTAATTATTCCAAATAACGAAGGTAAAAGAACAACTCCTTCTGTAGTTGGATTTACTGATGCTGATAGAAAAGTTGGTGATCCGGCTAAGCGTCAAGCAGTTACAAATCCAAGTAAAACCGTTTATTCAATTAAAAGGTTTATTGGTAAGAATTATAAGGATGTTGGTTCAGAAATGAAAAGAGTTCCTTATAAGGTTAAAAGTAATAGCAACAACGTCCCTGTTGTTGAAATTGGAGATAGAGACTATACTCCACAAGAAGTATCAGCTATGATACTTCAGAAAATGAAAAAAACCGCTGAAGATTTCTTGGGACAAGAAGTTACAAAGGCTGTAATTACTGTTCCCGCCTATTTTGGTGATGCTGAAAGAACTGCTACAATGGAAGCTGGTAAAATTGCTGGTCTTCAAGTAGAAAGAATTATTAACGAACCTACTGCTGCTGCGTTGGCCTATGGTTTAGACAAAAAAGAAAAAGAACAAAAAATTATTGTATTTGACTTAGGTGGTGGTACATTTGATATTTCTGTTCTCGAAATTGGTGATGGTGTATTTGAAGTTAAATCTACTGATGGTGATACCCACCTTGGTGGTGATGACTTTGATAACCAAATTATCACTTGGATGATTGATGAGTTTAAATCTGATCAATCTATGGATCTTTCAAAGGATCCAATGGCTCTACAAAGATTAAAAGAGGCTGCTGAGAAGGCTAAGATTGAATTATCTTCAACTACTCAAACTGAAATTAACCTTCCTTATATTACGGCAAGAGATGGTGCTCCCTTACACTTTGTTAAGACACTAACTAGGGCTAAATTTGAGCAAATGATTAGCAAGTATATTGATAAAACAATTGCTTGTTGCAAATCAGCCCTTAAAGGTGCAAAATTAAAAATAACTGATATTGATGAAGTTATCCTTGTTGGTGGTTCTACAAGAATCCCGGCAGTTCAAGAAGCAGTTGAAAAATTCTTCAATAAGAAGCCTAATAAATCAGTTAATCCTGATGAAGTAGTTGCTATTGGAGCTGCGATTCAAGGAGCTGTGTTAAGTGGTGAAATTACAGATGTTCTTCTTTTAGATGTAACACCTTTATCACTTGGTATTGAAACAATGGGTGGTGTGTTTACAAAATTAATTGAAGCTAACACAACTATTCCTACAAGAAAGTCCGAAACATTTTCTACGGCTTCTGATAATCAACCAAGTGTTGAAATTCATATCTTACAGGGTGAAAGACCAATGGCTAGAGATAACCGCTCTTTAGGTAGATTTCATTTGGATGGTATCATGCCTTCTCCAAGAGGTGTTCCTCAAATTGAGGTTACATTAGATATTGACTCTAATGGTGTTCTTTCAGTTCACGCAAAAGATAAAGCAACTGGTAAAGAAAATAAAATCAGAATCGAAGGTGGATCACAACTTACTAAAGATGAGATTGAAAAAATGAAACAGGAAGCTGAAGCACATGCCGAAGAAGATCGTAAAGAAAAAGAAGCAGTTGATAAGGTTAATCAGGCAGATTCTATGATTTTTCAAACCGAAAAACAAATCAAAGAATTTTCTGATAAACTAACTGAAGAAAATAAAACTCAACTTAATGAATCACTTGATAAGTTAAAAGAAGCTCATAAAATGAGGGATCTTATTAAGATTGATGAAAGTATGAGTAATCTTAATGAAACCTGGAATAAAATAAGTACTAATTTGTACCAAAATACAAATCCAGATGATACAGTAGAAACTCAAACAGAGGATACTCCTTTTGAAGAAGTTAAATAAGTATTGTAAATATTAAGGGGAGAAATTTCTCCCCTTTTTTTATACTATTCCATATCCTACTGGATTTACTAAATACTCAATAACTCCAATATCATAAGAGCTTCCATATATATACAGATTGCTAGTAGTAGTATTTGGGAATGTATATAATGTATTCCAAGTTCCCCTATAATACTTTGCATATAGTGTACTTCCTATTCTTTCCGTCCTTATTTTATCACCAGATGATGCAGTAATTCCTGTATCTAAGTACCCAGCTATAGGATCATAGGTCTTGTAATGCTCATTAGCCCCATCTATATAAAGTAAATAATCATAAGAATAATCTGGAGTTAGTGAGTTACTTAAAGCAAATCCCATACCTATATTAAAATTATTAATTGTTCCAGCATTATCAGTTATATCACTTTCAATATATCCATCAGTTGATGATGGTAAATATTTTGTTGACTTTCCGCTGCCGTTAGCGCCAGTTGCAATAGGTCTCCATGATCCTGCTGGATTTTCTTGCCAGTTGGTTACATTACTAAATGTTATAGTTATCAATGATGATGGTGGCGCATTATAAGAAAATGATAGTATTCCTATCATATGTTTAAGAACTACTGTCATGTAGTGGATTGATGCATCATATGTTGTGATATTAACACTATCAGATGAGGTTGCACCAGCATCATCAGTAGCAATTAATGTAAATGTTCTTATTCCGGTTGAGGTTAGCCCAGTAACTACTGTTGTATATAATGAGGGAGAAACAATTGTTGATAATACTCCACCGGTCTGCACCCATTGATATGCTGCTATAGATCCATCTGAATCACTGGCGGTTCCAACTAATGTAGCACTTGTTGTAGGTAGAGTTATAACCTGGTCTGTCCCAGCGTTTACGATTGGAGATGAATTAGTTCCACTGCTAGTTCCACCAGAATCACCAGAAAAAAAAGATCTTAATAATCCATATTCAAAAGCTCCTCTATCAGGCGCGGAACCTGCATATGTTAATCCAACATATGTTCCAGAATCTATTTTATTACTACCTTCGGTTAAATTTAAAAATGTTATAATAGGTAAATTACCATCAATATCTCTTGATGAAGTAACACCAGTTGGTGTTATACTAACAAAATCGGAAGATGAAACATTGTTTGTCCAACCTGATAGAGCATCACTAGTTCCAGCAACCCCATAACTACAATTTGATGATATACTATTAGTGCTTACTTCTACGTCTTTACTTCCATTATTAAATGAAATTACATTTCTAAATATGTGCGGTTGATTGTCAAAGTGAAAGTTCATTCCGGTAATTCCATTATCAAAAAATGTACAATTAAAAATTTCGGCAAGATGGTCAGCTTCATTAATATGAACACCTGCAGCACCTCCAGAAGCATTAGGATGTCCATTATCCCAAGCAACACAGTTTTGCATTCTTCTCTTTAGTGTGCCCCTAGTAGGAGTTGGTTGTGGAAAATTTGATCCTAACTTAAATCCACATCCATTACCGGCTTGAGTTGTTCCACCATACAAAAATCCATTATGCCAAGACCAACAATTATCATATAGAACATATCCCAAACACTGAAAACTATCGAATCCGTCATCACCATTATTCCATGCTCTGCATCCTCTAACTGTATTGACACTAGCGGTATTTGAGTTATAGCTATATCCTATCCCATCACTATTTCCACCATTTGTACCATCATAATTAGAATAATTATCATGAAAATCGGAATTAAGAAATAAAAGTCCATTATAGCTGCCTTCACAAAAAACACCCTGTACATTATTATCACATTCTAGTTTTTCAAATGTACTGTTATTAGTGTCAAAGAGATATAATCCAGCGTCCACTTGATTGTCGTCGGTATACATACCGGTAAATCTAATTCCCCTAAAGTGTGTATAATTAGCTCTTAAAAACACCATACCTTTGTGATGTCCTCCACTTTTATCAAAAGTCACCCCTCTTGTTATTATTGGAGATTCATCAAGATATGAGTATACTTTTAATAAATTTCCTGAAGATCCACTATTTCCAACTAAATATTGTTGTATTGTATATGTATAAGTTCCACCTCTTAGATAAATAGTATCTCCTCCGGTTGGACCAATAGACCAAACTTTATTTAACGAAAACCATGATGAGGTGAGTGATCCATATCCGAGTGTGTCACTTCCAGTTGGTGATATAAAATAATATCTACCAGTTGATTCAAAATATCCAATATCTGGTCCTGTACCAGAGTATGTAAGACCAACAGAAGTTCCAGCATTTCTAAGTGGTGAACTATTTGAAAGCTTTAGGAATACATTTTCGGGCAAATTGTTATTATTGTGCCGTTGTCTTGTTAAAACACTACTATCAATACTAATAAAATCAGAAGTGCTTACAGTAAATCCTGGATCCCACGTATTATTGCTATGTACATAATCTGCACCAAATGTGTGCCATACATCTCCAAATAGTGTACCAGAATCATATGAGATGTTATTCCTAAAAGTTTTAGGTTGTGCTGCCCATGCACCAAACCAAAAATTTAACCCCCCACCAATACCATTTTGAACAGCCGTGTTGTTAACAAGGGTCATATTACTAGGATTATCATTCTCCACAAATCCCCAACTTCTATTCTTAAAGGCCAGGCAATTATGTACATATCGTTTAACGGTTGTTGTTGATGTAACAGCACTACCTAACTTAAATCCACTGCCATTGCCCGCCGTTGTAAATGTATCTGGTATGTATCCATTATAAAAAGACCAACAATTATCAAATTCAACATATCCTTCATTTTGCCATGTGTCAAACCCGTCATCCGCACACCACCAAGCTCTACAATTTCTTACGGTATTAACAGAAGCTGTGTTAGGGTTGTAAGTAATGCCTAATCCATCTGCTCCATCATATGGAGAATCGCTATATGGATCTTGCATATGATGGAAATCACAGTTTAAAAATAGATTACCTGTGCCACTACCTCGAACTGTAAATGCTGCCCCATTATGATGATAATTAATATTTTCAACTATACAGTTGCTCATATCACCTGAACGAAATCCAAACCAATTAGATTGATCTGGCTGTTGTTCAAAATATGATATTTCTATATCTTTAAAATGTACATAGTTTCCACTAAAACTAATAAGATCTTGATCAGTTGATACGTTAAAAACATAACTTTCCCCTCTTATATTTGCTGTTTCTCCGGGATATCCCCAGACTTTAATTAAATTACCACTAGTTCCATTTTTACCGTTCAAATCTTGTTGAGTTGTATATTGATAAATACCTCCCCTCATATAAACTGTATCACCAGCAGATACAACGGTCCAGGCTTTTTCAAGCGTAAACCAAGGGTTAGTTATTGTTCCATCACCACCTCCATCACTACCAGTAGCGGATAAAAAATATATTGCCATATTTATGTAGTTATATCTCCTATTAATATCCAAGTATTGGTGTCGTCTTTTCTTATAAAGGCTGAACCATACTGGTCAGTTATTTTATTTGCCCCACCAATACTATTCATAGTTACACTGCTAGTTGGTGAAATTGTAACTACTCCCGTTCCCCAATGTTCAAAAAAGACTACTGCTCCTGTTTGAATTGGTACACTTGCATTAGTTGGAATTATTATATAAATAGAATTTGTTCCTGTTATTTTTAATGTTTTATATGCATCTGAAAGAACTATACTATAACTAGCTGTAATTTGATTTACAATAATAGGACTTGAATTATTTCCAGTTGGACCTTGGAATCCTTGAGATCCACTGCCAGTTCCTCCACTACTAGGACCTTGAAGGCCTTGGAAACCCTGAAGTCCTTGAAGTCCTTGGAAGCCTTGTCTACCAGTCGCTCCTGTAAAGCCTTGAACACCCTGAAGACCTTGGAATCCCTGAGCACCAGTTGTGCCTATAAATCCTTGGAATCCTTGAAGACCTTGGAATCCTTGAAGACCTTGGAATCCTTGTCTACCAGTTGCTCCTGTAAAGCCTTGAAGACCTTGGAATCCTTGAAGACCTTGGAATCCTTGTAAACCTTGAAGACCTTGAAATCCTTGAGTTCCACTACCGGTTCCACCACCACTAGGCCCTTGTAAACCAGTTGTACCTATAAATCCTTGAGCACCCTGAACACCAGTTGTACCTATAAATCCTTGAGGGCCTTGAAGACCTTGGAAGCCTTGAAAGCCTTGAGTACCCTGGAGTCCCTGAAATCCTTGTCTACCAGTTGCTCCTGTAAACCCCTGAAGACCCTGAGCACCAGTTGTGCCTATAAATCCTTGAGTGCCTTGAAGACCCTGAACACCCTGAACACCAGTTGTACCTATAAATCCTTGAGTCCCTTGAACACCTTGAGGTCCAGTAGGCCCCTGAGCACCACCACCTGGTCCAGTTGGTCCAAGATTACCTTGAGGCCCCTGTGAACCTGTTATACCATTTCCTTGTATACCTTGGAAGCCTTGGAGACCTTGAACCCCTTGGAGACCTTGAACCCCTTGGAGACCTTGAAACCCTTGCAATCCTTGCCTGCCAGTCGCACCAGTAAATCCTTGATATCCTTGCAATCCTTGTAAACCTTGGTTGCCAATTATACCCTGAAACCCCTGTTTGCCTTGCAATCCTTGAAATCCTTGTATACCAGTCGATCCTATTGGCCCCTGTGCACCACCGCCAGCACCAGTTGGCCCTATTGCTCCTTGAAATCCAGCAAATGATTGAGTCCCAATATTAAGATCAGCTAATGTTGTTTTATATAATGTTCCAGTATTTGGATCACCAACGGCTATTAGTAAACTTGAACTTAAACCAGAAGCTGAAGGAAAATCTTTAATTAATTTGGGTCCGGCCATATTATCATTTTTATTTTTATTATATATTAATTTTTTCAATTACGAATATGATGATATAATATATAAGTCATGTATAATGTGTATATAGTATCGTCAGAAATTAATAATAAGAAGTTGTATAAAATAGGATATACTAAAAGGGAAGTATATAAAAGAATAAAAGAGTTTAGAACAGGTAATGCATCTGAATTTGAAATTGTTGATACATTTACCTCAAAGTGGGGAACGAAAATAGAAAGAAACCTACATAAACATTTTAAGTTTAGTAAAATTAATGGAGAATGGTTTGATCTGACTATTGATCAAGTGAAAGATTTTAGAGAGATATGTGAAAAATCTCATAACAACTTTGAATTATTGGAACGATATAACACCTATATTATAGATAGAGGAGGACTATCTAAAATAAAATAATCAAAAAAAAATGGAATCATTAAAAGTGACCGCAATTAAAGAATATCTATCCAAGATAGACTTTAAGAATGACGATTGGTCAATTCACAAAATCACACAAGATATGCAAAAGTTCTTAGGAGAAACACCAGCTGTTGATATACTCTATAAAAAAGATGTTATGGTAACTGAAATTTCAGGCGAGTCAAGAGAAATTAAAAAACTTAATAAAGTAAGTATTGTTTTTACAGATACCGATGATAAGATCAAAAAATTAGAAATATTAATATGAAATTTGGTGACTACTATTTGGATATGGATTTGGTATTTAAACTTGATAAAGACCAAGCTAACTTAATAGTTGAATTCTATAATAGAATGATGGATATATACCCACATGATATACAATCTTCTACTTCCTTTTTTAATACACTTATTAAAAGTGGATATTTAAAAAATAAAAATGCAGAAGAAAGGGATGAAAAATTAGGCGATTTAATAAATGGATAAATTTCAAGTATCAATATTAGAATATTTGGGTAAATTAGAAGATGGTGTATTGATATTGTTATCAATAGTTTATGATGATACCTATTATGAAGCTACTTATTTTTATACTTCTGAAGAATTGGTGCTAACTGTTCCCGAAGAATTAGAAGAAGTTCTTGGACACAAAATTACGGAAGATGAATTATACCCTGATTTACTAAGAGTAATAATTAAAAAGGTAGTTCCTTATAACGAGATATATGGTAGAATTGATGATATTGATTTTACCAGATGGATAAAAGAGGGTGAGGTAGAAGAAGATCGAGATGAGGAAAATTAAATTTCGATACCATAGATATATTCCGCAATACCATCAAATGTACAATATTTATCATCAGTTAAGTCCATGAATTTTGGATCATTATTCCAAAATTTAATTAATATATCTGATTGTCTGAAGTCATCCTGAATTTGCAGAGGAATAGAGGAATTTCAAATTCATCCTCTAATTTTTTAATAAAATTTATATAATCATTGTCATTAAACCCCGTACGAAGTATGATATCATCATTATCTGTAATTGAAGACATATCATATTCATCTATATTAGTAACGGTAGAATATACCTTTCTAATTCTTTTAATAATTGATTTATATCTATTCAAATCTTCCCAACTTTTAATATTATTCATAATAATTTATTTAATTGTCTTCCTCATTTTCAATTGGATTTCTAAAAAACATTTCAGGATCCATTTTCTTAATCCAGTTTCTTGCTAACAATAATCTTTTTGTAGAGTCTTTTATCCAAGATTTTATTAATTCATATTTATCTAATCTATTAAGTAGTGTTTCATAGCTTTCAATATTAACATATCTATCAGCTATTTCTTCTTTAGTTAATTTTTTTAAATCATCTGCTTTAACTAGCTCCATAACAATAGCAAAATCTTTATGTCTTGAATACTTAATGGCAAAATCTCTCTTACTTCTATTCATCTTCACAAACTCTGCATATAATTTATCTACATCATGTGATTTTTCAGCAATTGCCTTCTTAACTATATCTACCAACTTATAGATTCTATCACGAGCTTCTTTTTCATCTTCTGGAATTTGTCCAAGAATGTCATCAATCTTATCATCAAGAATATATCCTAAGATAATATTCTCTTTGTATAAGTCTTCAGTTAATAATCCATGTCTTTCACAATACCAAGGTGTCTTTAACTTAAAGAAAAAGTCTTTACCATTTTCATCAACTGCTTGGACAACATATCCTTCTTTATCAACTTCTGTTCCAGTTAGTTCAATTAAACTATCTAAGTCAACGAAATCATCTTTAAATGGAGCAATTTTAATTGATCCTAGCTTGTCTACATGATTTTTAATGTCTATGTGTTTACCAGTCTTATTATCTCTTAATCTTAATAAAATTAACTCCTCTTTTGAATATTTCAATACAACACGATTATGTGGAGCAACATATTCAAAAATTGGAACAATATCATTTTCCATGCACCAATCAACAAATTGATTAACATCTGAATTTTCATTATAGATATTTGATATGCCTTTAGCCTGCTCACTTTCAAAAGACATTTTTGATTTACCGTATACTTTACCATTAGGTAATTGAATAAATGATGCAATTGAACCATCCTCTTTATTATTAACGAATCTTATTTTATAGTTTTTAACTATAGAATACATGGATTCTGGAACTTGATTTAAGTTAAAGAATTTCTCAAGTAGAATAAATCTTTTATATAATGATCCATCAGTATTGAATACGAATGTCAATCCTCTCATTTCATAAGCGGTGATATTTGGTTTTCCCTCAACTGGGGTAACAAAGTCTTTATATTGAGCTAGACGATAATTGAATAAACTAACTGAATATCCATCTAATGTTAATTTTGTTTCATAGAAAGGAGATTCTTCATCAGCACACATTTCAACACAATCTTCATAAGAAGGAATATATTTTCCTTGAGGTACAGGTCCCACGTTAATAGTTGCATTTTCAAAATACTTTCGAGCAGCCTCTGTCTTACGAGGAAATAAATCTCGACCCTTTAACTTTTCAGCCACTGATTCTAATAATTCCTTTTCGGATTTAAAATCACCATATTTTAATATTTTCTTATTCATAAATTTCAAAATTCTTTGGTTCTAAACTTGCTACCAATCCATAGACTTGATTACCACTTGGTAATCCGAACCTATTCATTAGAACACCGTTTTGTCTTAAATCTTTTATATTAAAGTCTTTAGATAATATATCAAACATTGGTTCTAAATCTTTATTAGATTCTCTATAAAAGTTAATCTTTATACTATTACTTTTTTGGTCATACTTCATTCTAATTACTCCACCTAAAGCTTTGGTATTAAATTCTTTAATAATTTTTACTAGAGAGCCAATGTTTTTTAACACAACTAATTCCTCCTTAAGATTAATTATTATCCTATTACAATCTAGTTTTACTTCTTTTTCAATTCCCTTCTGATTCATCCTACTTAATGCAGTTTTGATTGTAATATTTATCCAACTCCATTCTTCAAATGATAATACTGGCTTAGGCTTAATTTTACTAATAGTCACACCAACAGATATTCCAACCGGTGTAGGTACATCCACCTTTGTATTTAATCCCCATATAGATGGATCAGATACGGTTATAGAATATCCTGCTTCTTCAAAATGAATTAAAATATCTTTGATATCATCTTTACTTATCATATGTTATATATAAAAAAAAGTCCAATAAATTATTGGACGCTATCAATTTTAGATTTAACCCATTTTGATTTTTCCCTATAATAATATACCTTTCTTTCTAAAGAGTCGATAATTTTCTCATAACTTGACTTATCAATTAATAACTGGCTATTGGTAAGATCTTTAGTAGTATTGTCCTTTTTTAATTGCATTATCTCCTTTTGAAAGTATTTTACAGTGTCTTCCACAGACATTCTTTTAATGGAGTCTATACTAAGATAATCATTTGATTTAATTTTACTAACTACATTTTTATTACTATACTTATAAAAAGCATATGTCAAAAAACAAATAGCGAATAGGGAAGATGCGATAAGAACTATTACTGCAGTTGATATGGTTGTTTTCTTTTTCATTCTAAGAGTTTATCTAAATTAGATTTTCTATTGATTTGACTATCTCCGCCTAGTTTCTTTCTCACTTGGTCAATTGGAAATTTATAACTTGCCCCAGTAGATAATTCGGTTGTTATAACTGGATATTTTCTATTTGCTGTTTTAAACCCAACTATTCTATGAATAGTTAGTTTCCCATTTCTAGAGTTTTCAAATTCCATTCCAACAATATTCTGAGTAAATCCATAACTTAATGACATTCTTTTATTTCTGGCATTAAGTTCTTGTAATTTACCAATCTCAACTCCACTCACATCAATTTTAAACCCAAATTCACTATTCTTAGAAAGGCTAACATCAACCTTAATATCATATCCTTTTAAAGCATCTTGAATTTTACTAACAATTTCGTCTATTATTTTAATATCCATATTGATATGTATTTATACAAATATACTAAAAAACTATTACAAAACCAAACCATCATCACCAACTGATTGATTTTCAGGATAGTATGTATAGTTGACTGATCCTTCTTCATCCCCGAATCTACTAGGTACCAACAGTGGATTAGCTTGGTTTCCTTTATATGCCCAATCTTCTATACCTAGCTCTTCAAATCTTTTATAAATTTTATAGTTGTAAAAATCAGCAATTGACCTGACTCTTCTTTGTATATCAGCTCTTGATAACTCATGTGTATTGGATGATGCAGTTGAGTTATAAATAAACTGCAGATAACAATTCTTGACAATTCTTACAAACTTTGTTTCTAAAAATGTTCTAATTATTAATTCATAATCATCAGCAATTGATAGTCTTCTATTGTGGCCACCAATTTTTAAATATGTTTCTCTCTTCCAGCATCTTATGTGATTAGGAATTCCAACAATGTGCCTTATTGTTTTAGGATTAATATTTGGTGACTCATTAACATCCATCTCTATTCCCATATGCATTTCCTTTCTATATTTTCCATATCCAAAACAAAACCCATCACCATATGTTAATGTTTTCCAATCTTCGGTTATTTCAACACAATCAGTATATACAAATCCAGCATCTGGATATTTATCAAATGCTTTTAATAAAATTTCAGCACTATCGGGAGTAATATAATCATCATGATCAAGTTCAGCTAATATGTATCCTCTACATAACATAGCAGCTCTATATTTTGATTCACCAATAATTCCCTTGCTCTTCTCTCTAAAGTCGTAAACTTTAACTCTTGGATCTTTTGCTGCCAATCCTTCTGCAACTTTAAGTGTTTTGCCCCCATCGGATGAATCATTTACTAATACCCACTCCCAATTAGTATGCGTTTGGGCAGCTATTGATTCATATAATCTTACTAATTTGTCAGTAATATTATAAATTGGAGTGAAGAAAGAAACTAACTTTTTATTATTATTTTCCAAGATATAATTCATTGAAGAATTATATACAATCTCACCTATCTGATCAAGACTATTTAAATTGATCCATCTTTTTTTAATATCTAAATTTGAATTAACTAAATTTTTATTCTCTTTATTTCCAACAGTAACAATAAAATCAGGATCAAAGTTATAAATATCTTTATTTAAAGAAGTATCATCATTTCTATACAATATATCTAAAGCATCAGATTCCCACCAAGCTCTTTGATTTGATTTTATTTCTGGTTGACCTTCACCAATGTATAATATTTTTGGAACACTTGCTCCTCTTTTACCTTGTAGATAATTATAATAGCACATTATTTTGTTAATGAAATAAAAGTCATTAGGATTATTTCTATTATATACTTCTTCAATATAAATTGAATCAGCTATATAGTTCATTGGATTAAGTCGTATACTACCAATTAAACCTCTTTCAAATACAACTTGAGCCATGTCTACCTGACTAACCTTCATTCTTTCGGGTGCACAATATCTAATTTCTTGACCAGTGAAATCTTTACCATCGATTCTTTGATTAAAGACAAATCCTCTTTTATCGGGATTATTTCTGATGGATGTGTATAGATTTTCATAGAAATCTTCGTGTATAATATTATCATCATCTAAAACAAAAATAAATCCCTCTTGAATATCAGAAATAGCTTTGTTTATCATTTGATGACCAAAGTCACCAGGAATACTTTTTATGAAAAATATTTTGCTTTGCTTTTCTTGTATTTCTGCTAATATTTCTGCATCAACATCTTTTAATACTGTGGAATCAAACATTACATACCATGTAATATCAAACTTATCAGTTGTGAATATAGAATCTTTAACCTTTCTTAAATTGTTAAGGCGGGAGCACCTTGTTATAATACTTAACTTCATTTATAAATTCAGAATTTATAATTTTATATAATTAATCCATATTAGTTTAGTAGTTTATCTAATTGTAACTCTCTTCTTTTCATTTTTAATTTATTATAATACACATTATCGAAAAAGAATGCATTTTCCCTAATTTCTTCGAAATATGCCTTGCCATCAGTTGGTATATGATTGATATGCTCAATTGGTAGTATATATTTTAGTTTATATATCATACCCTCATTTAATATTCTTTCAACAAAATCATGATCTATTTTAGCAAGATGATCAAAATCATCTTCATGTAGAATAGGATCTTTTTCATTTCTGTTAATAAAGTAGGCAAACATTTCATTATCTATAAAGATATAGTCCTCCCATATAAATGGACGGTACGTATTATTAAGCCACAATACATCCATAGCATATACATACTTTATAAACGTATCAATATCTTCACAACATTCTCTATGTTTAATAGTAATTAATCTAAATAGAGCATATAGTTTATTCCGTAATGATTCTTCACTAAGCATATTTTATAAGATATTTAATAACTTTATCCCAATTTTCAAATGGTGATTTACCAAATTGAATTTGTTCTCCTTTGAATTTATCCCATAGAATATCATCTATTAAATAGTCACCCATTAGTATATTTTTATTTGGTGATATAATAAGCTTTTGACAAAAGTCTAAATCAAAATGCCGTTCAATCCATATTCTCTTTTCAGTATAACAAAGTGGATTTTTATATGATGGACTTGTTAAAATATAAACGTCAAATATCTCTCTTAATTTATTTACTGCCTCAATTGCTCCTTGTAAAGGTTTTAAGCTAAGAAAAAATCCCTCTTTAGATTGTGGATACTTTACATCTGGATTTAATTGACTCATTTCCTTATAGTGAGTTGTATAATCACAAATAGTATCATCCATATCGATATAGACAATTGGTTTAGTATTAACACTTTCGTTAAATTTTCTAATTTTCATTATTCTATTTATTACTATTTATTTTCGCTTTTTTCCAATTTCTAGTCCAATGGTCGCTAGTTTGAACATGGCCCGATCTAACCCATTTCATAACATTAGATGAGAAATCATCGTTGTGAAACATTTCTGCATTTCTAACTACAACTCCCTCAATTGGTCCACCTAATTTTGAAGGTTGACTTACTAATGATTCAGTAATCTTTTGTAATTCTTTTTCAGAATTAACAATTCCCTTAAATAAAACCGGAACAGTTGGTAGGTCCAATAGATAAGCATACTCTTCAACTTCATCCCAGGAAATCCATATGTTATTATCTCTAACTCCAAATATATAAAAGTAAGATTCTAAATTAGAATATTCAATACTATGTATGCCTTCCATATTTTCACCAAATAAAAAAACATCTTCTGATAAATCAGAGGAAATTCTTTGTTGAATTTGTCTAACTTCCTTTGACCAATTTGATGTAGTATAAGCCCCATGTGACCGAGCATATACTCCGCCTTTGGTCATTCCTGTGTTTTCACCGTCTAACTTTTCAGTAATTACAATATCTATTCCGATTAATGACTCAGCAGAATCTGCAATTCTATCATCGTTAGTAGATCCTGGGCTAAAAAATAAATGTGATGTTCTTGGATATTTTGACATTTTAAATTTAATATATACAAATATACAAAATTATATATTAAAAAAATGAAAGGATTTATTTATGGTTTAATTTGTCCAATTAGAAATGAGATTAGATACATCGGATTAACTAAAAAGACACCAGAAAAAAGACTATCCCAACACTTAATGGAATCTAAATACTACAAAAGGAAAGGAAAATACCTTAACAAAAAGCATAACTGGTTAAATAAACTTATAGAAATGAATATAGAGAAGGAAATTAAAGTAGTTGTATTAGAGGAAATTGAATATGGAAATAATATTGATATTTTATCCGAAAGAGAGATTTATTGGATATCAGTGTATAAAAATCTATCTAACTCGACAGATGGTGGAGAAGGAGTATTGAACTTAAGTGAAGATGCTAGAAAAAGAATATCAATTACAAATTCAGGTGAAAAAAATGGTATGTATGGAAAAAGAATTAAAAGAACCAAAGAGCAAAAGAAAAAATTAAGCCTATCATTAAAAAATTCAAATAAGCTTAAAGAATCTAGATCATCAAATGAATACCGAAAAAAGATATCTAATTACCGTTCAAAACCTGTCTTCTTGTTAAATGATAAGTTGGAAATTGTAATGGAGTTTAAAAATTCAACAATATGTGCTGATTACTTTGGATTTACAAGGGGAAATATTAAAAATGCAATTAGTTCACTAAGGAAGGTGGGAAAATCTATGAAAAATAAATATTGGGTCATTAGAAAAGAAAACTATGAGGAGTCTATTAATAAAATAAGAGAAAAAATAAATCTTTATAACTAATATATACAAAATATGAATCACATTTTAATATTAGTGATAACTTCCCAGGATTAGAAAAAGAAGAGGGAGTCAAAAATGTTTTTATCATATTTAGGATGAATATAATTAAAAAATTTTTAAATTTCAAAAAAGATAAATTTCTAAATCGATCAAATTCATGGAAAAAAATATTGACCAATGATATTGAACTTTCAGTACAGCCAGGATTTATTCCTAACGAAGATACGGAAGAATTAGTTAATCTTGCTTTTAAAAAAATATCAAAATTATCAAAAAAATATCATCTCGTAAATAATAAAGCAGAGTTATATCTTAAAAAATATGATCCCGATCCCGATACTATCAATAGGGATCTATTTCAAAAAAAATTTCTTGGTCAAAGAGATTTCTATTTTCAAGATGGAAAAAAATTTAATTTACCTAAAAAAATATTCACATCACATAAAATTCAGATTATCTGACTCAGAAGATCTTACACCCAACATACCAAATAATATAAAGTCCGAAATAATAAATGATATTAAAATTGAATTTGAAAAAACAAGTAAGAGTATTTCTATTGATGAATTTCCAGACAGAGGATATATATTATTTGACATTATGATATTTTTAGATCCCCGTGTTTAATACAAACTTCTAACTTCTTTAATAACATTGAAGTATCTTTCAGCACTTTTCTTCCATGTATTTTCTTCAATATAGTCATGTGCTTTATCTATGAACTGTTTTCTATAATCTTCGCTACTAAATAGTTTATCAATCTCAGTTGCTAATTCTTTATAATCGCCAATTCTTATTGCATATCCTTCTATATCATCAAATAAATGTGATTTAGATGCAATGACAGGCATATTATATGACATTGCTATTTTAATTGCTCCTGATGATCCAAACACACTATTAGTAGGATCAGATACATATGGAAATATAACCATCTTAACTGTTTTTAAATAAATATCAAGCATCTCATCTTCTAAGAAACCTCTAATTAAAAGAACATTATCTTCTAATCCCTCCTTTTCAACCTTTTCGGATAATGTGTTATAGTAATATTCATGTATTCCCTTATTAGTATCACTTTCAGAACAAACGTAAACATATAGAATATCTTTAAATTTTTCGTCAGTTTCTTTTAAGTATTTAATAGCATCTATTGCTATATCCACTCCTTTATACTTAAACCCAAATCCAAATCCAAAAATTAAATAAGGAGTTTGGAAGATGTTCCAAACTTCTTCATATTTTTTAACCTCAGGACATCCGTGTGGAATTACAAATACATTACCTTTAAATTTAAGCCTTTTTAATAATCCTTTAGCATTATCCGAATGCACGATGACATTATCCAATACAGATAGTGGAATTATTTTATCTAAATGATCATATACACTATGTAACGCAACTATAACTGGAATATGTAATCTTTTTAATTCAGTAATAAAGGACATAAAAAATCCAGCCTTTGGAAATATTCCCCACTCATGCTGAATTAATATAAAATTAGGATTGTATTCTTTAATCTCATTTAATAGTTTTTTAAGATGTTCTCCTCTTTTCCAGCAATAAACAATATTTTCTTTAGTATCTTCCTCTTGACCAAAAGGAAGTTCGGAGAATATTTTATACTCATCAACAAGTAATTTTAATTCATCAAATATAAACTTTGAATAGGTTGATATACCGCACTGTTGATTCCAATTACAAACATACCCTATTTTAATAGGGATGTCCTTGTCTTCTTTTTTAATAAACCTTTGATATAGGCTTATAGGATCATCTGTATTTGTAACATGGCCTTTTGAATCCACTAATTCAAAATCAGATGTTGAGATAACCTTAACTGACTTGTCCTTTCCATAAGAAATGTACTTTTTCACGATATTCTTCTTTAATTTTTTCTCTATCTATATTCATCACTTCAGAGTTATTAATATGTTTATTCAACTCTGAAGCTGAAAAATTCCAATAATCTATATAACCTTTTCCTATTGTATCACAAAATCCGCTCATTTTATCATGAAAGCTGATTGTAACAGTTGGGATATTATTTCCTAATCCAAATATTAATCCATGAAACCTACTAGAAATAATCATATCGCTTGCAGATATAATATCTATTGAATCACTAACTGATAAGCTATCGTATATTACACAATTTTTTTTATAAAATTTAGAATATGAGTTAACCAATCCATTAGATATTCTATCATCCCAAGGCAATGACGTTGAAAATGGTAAAAATAAAAATGACGCAGATGTACTATCTATACATTCAACCGTATCGTTTATCATTTTAAAAAACATTATTTTATCCTTAAAAGATGTATTAGAGTTCCCGACTAAATGTGAATTAACAACAATAGTATAAACTTTATTATATTTATCACATTTATTTTTTTCAAATAATTGTGATATTAATTTATTACCGTTTTCTTTATCTCCTCCTAGAATAATGGAAATATCTGGAATATATGTTACCTTATTATATCCAAATTTAACTAAATTATCATATGATGACATATCGCGTACATATATATGATCTAATATATGAATATCTGGGAATAGTGATAAGGAGGTTATGGTTACTGATATTGATATTTTAGGACAATTGAGTCTGGAAATATGCTTAAGGCTCTTTTCTCTTATAACATCACCACCTCCTATAATACATAGATCATACTTATTTACATCCTCATCTAAAACCTTATCTGAAAATGTAAATTCATGTTCTGGCCATGTCTTCTTAAATGAAGATTTATAGCTTTCGTCCCCTAAGTTATCATGGTTGTACCAACCATAAACGAAAATAATCATTTTATAAACCAATAGACTTTTCTACTATTTGACTCGATGTGAGCTAGTATAATGAACCCATGACGAACTTCTTTATCTTTAACAGTAAACATGTCGTTATCTAAATAACTACAAGTCGGGTCTGAATCATCTACAATGTGTATCCACACTTTTTCGTGCGATTCGCATTTAGTTCTAACGAATACTTCATGGTCTCCTGTTGTGAATTCAATGATTCCCTTTTTTGTTATGAATTCTTCAAATAGTTTTTTCTGGATTTTTTTAAAAAAATTGTCTGACATTTTAATTATTTTTTTATTTATTTTATACATTAGGCCAAATAGCTTAAAAGTATAATAATAAAAAAGAATACGTAAGACGCTTTTCTTTTTTGTCTGGCGAGTATTATGCACCTCATATCTATTTTTTACTAACATATTAAATTACTTTTTCTTATATATTAATAAAATAATTAGAAATCACACGAATACCTTAAAAAACAATAAAATTTTTTGAATTAATATTAATTTAACATTACTTTCTTTTAGAAATAATTTCATCAATCATACCATATCTTTTTGCTTCAGTAGCATTCATCCAATAATCTCTGTCTCCATCTTGAGAAACCTTATCATATGCTTGACCTGTCATTTCAGAAATGATTTCATATAAGTCTTTTTTAAGATTGTTTATTTGTCTAGCATCAATCTCGATATCAGATGCTTGTGCAAATCCAGTGTAACCTAATGGCTGATGTATCATTGTTCTTGATCTTTTTAAAGCCTTTCTTTTGCCTTTTGTTCCACTACATAATATAAGTGCTGCCATAGAAGCCGCTAATCCTGTGTTAATTGTAATTATATCCGGCTTAACAAACTCAATTGTATCTAGTAACCCTAGTCCCGAATAAACAGATCCTCCGGGTGAATCAATGTATATTTTAATATCATCATCTCCTATCTGTTCTAAATAGAGTAGTTGTGCTTTTATTAAATTACAAACGTCTGACTCCATTTCGGTAGATAAAAATATGATTCGACTTTCTACCAGTTTAGAATAAACATCTACTATAACTCCATTTATGTTATCATCTATTATATGGTGAGTATTGTTTTGATAGTTATAATAGTCGTCTACTACAAGGCTATTTATTCTATGATGTTTGGTGAGGTAATTTCTAAAATCTTTTTGATTGTTCATGTAGTATATATATATCTTTTTGAATTTTACAAAATACGAAAATAAAAGTTTAATATATAAAAGAAAATAATAAAAAAGTATGAAAACAACAATTGAAATTCATGGTTACCAAATAGTAATTGAAGAATCTGAAGGTAATATATCAGTTAGTGCGTTGAAAGATGACGAAACTGTTGAGGAATTTACTTTAGAAGGTGAAGAAGGTGAAGAAGTAGAAGGTGAGGAAGGATTACACGCTTTTGGTGATGAAGAAGCTCAAGAGGGTGACTTCGATGATGCAGAAGATTTTGAAGGTGAAGAGGGAGAAGTAGGAGAGATGGAAGAACCTTCAGAAGGGGACGAAGATTATGAAGAAGACCTTGAAGATGTTGAAGAAGAAGGTAAATTAGAATCCTTTAATTCATTCATCCAAAAAAGAAAATAATTATTAAATGATTAGAAGATATTACGAGTATCTTTTGGAAAGTTCACCTGGCATAGATCTAAAGTATTTAGCACTAGATTGGGATGATAATATTCTACATATGCCAACCTTTATTCACTTAGACCATCTAGTAGATGGTGAATGGGTGCATGAGCCTGTTTCCACTGCGAAGTTTGCGACTGTTAGAAATGATAAAGTAAACTGGAGGTACAGAGATGATTCATTTTCCGAATTTAGAGATTTTGGGCCTAGAGGTGAAACAGCTTTCCTTGAAGACACCATTTCTGCTATAAATAATGGAGATTTTGGACCTAGTTGGGATGCATTTATTGAATATTTATCTCAAGGCACTATCTTTGCTATAATTACAGCAAGAGGGCATGAACCAAATGCAATTAAAATGGCAGTAGAATATATTATAGATAATATATTAACTGAAAATCAAAAACATAGTTTATATGCACATTGTTTAAAGTTTGCATATTTATTTGGAGCTGATTATGACTCATATGATAGAATACCAAGAGGACAGCTTAGTAAAACCAAACTAATTCAAGACTATTTAAATAGTTGTGATTATTATGGAGTTTCCTCTAATTTCTGTATTAAGAAATTTGGATTAGGCGATGCTGGCAATCCAGAAAAAGGAAAAGAAATGGCAATTAAAGAATTTACTAAACAAGTAAATGAATTTGGTCAAAAAATTGGTGCTAAAAGTGTTTCCCTAGGATTCTCTGATGATGATGTTAAAAATGTTAAACACATTGAAAAACTATTTAGAGATGAATTATCATTAAAATATTTAATCAATTATAATATTTATGATACATCCAAAAGAGAAATAAAAGGTGGGGTTAGAACTAAAATAGATCCTCAAGTAGTAGAATCAACAACATCTTGGGGGAATGGTGCTGGAACTTGGGGAACAGATAGTAGTGTTATTCCATTCACAAAATGGAACAACATGACTCAAAATCTTTATCCAAATAGCAAAGATTTTTCAAATGATGATTATCATAATCAATTTAAAAATCAGATAGGTCAATTAAAAGATCTAACCGTTGTAGATAAAAAAAAAGTATAAGAGATGAGAAACATTCTAAAATTCGAAGGTTTCGTAAAAGAAAACTACGAAATAAAAGAGGAACTAAACGTGGATGAAACAAAAGTTTCACATTCTTCTTTAGATGATTTAATTAAACAACTTTCTGAATTACAGAATGTTTATGATATAAATGATTTAAAATCAATGAATGATACACAATTAAAGAATTTATATAGTGAGGTTTTAAATGCTAAAGAAGAAGATTCTAAATCCGAAATTGAACCAACTTCTGAGTTAGAATATGAGTCTAAAAATTGGAAATAAATTTGATTAAATAAAAAACCCTTCCAATCAGAAGGGTTTTTTATTTATAATATTCTATATTTGTTTGTCGCTAAATCTTTTTTAAGTTCATTAAGTAATCCTGCACATTCAGGGCAAAGTTCTTTATCACTTCCTTTAGGTCTATCTCCGGTACCATTACAAACATCACATTTAACTTTACCGCCTTTACAAGTTTTACATTTGCCAAGTTTTCCACTCCCTTTACAATCTTTACACTCTCCCTTGCTTCCACTTCCATTACAATCTTTACACTCTATACTACCCCAATTACATTTTGTACATCTTTTAGTACCTTGTCCTTTACATGTCCTACATTCAATTTGCCCGGGGTCGTCTTCATCTTTACAAGTTTTACAAAGTATTACTCCTTCTCCATCACATTGTTTACACGGTACCTCAAGTCTATTAGTCCATGTTCTATTCCATCCTATTACAGAACATGATTTACAACGACATCCTTCTTTCCCAATTTCGCCGCTTGTTGTTTTTCTTGCCCCACCACAATCAGGACACTTAACTCTTCTAGTTCCTTTACCCCATTTTCTTACTATTTCACCAACACCTTTACATCCAGTACAAGTAATTGGCTCTCCTTTACAATCAGCACAAGTAACATATGAGTGGCCATCACACGCCTTACATTCACCCATATCACCTTCACCATGACAGGTATTACATTCTTTGTGTCCATTCCCATCACAATCAGCACAATTTATATCTCCCTCCCCGTTACAGTCTGTACAATTAACATCTCCATCTCCATCACAAGTAATACATTTTATATCTCCGCCTCCATCACACTTTGTGCATATTATATTACCACCACCTCGACATATTGTACAGACCACCTCACCATCTCCATCACATTTTTTACATTCCGTCCCATCATCATCATCATATCCTGTTCCATCACAATTGCTACAAGGTTCATGATCTCCTTCTGTATCACACATAATAAATCCTTCATCAGCATCATCGTCATCATCATCAATAGTAAACCCAACATTACTTATCATTGAATCACCATCTGAAAAAGATAGTGTATCTACAAATGGGTATTTACTAAAATGTAATCTATGAAGTTTAACTATTAATTTACCAAAAATTATTTGATCTCCATATTTAAATATTAATCCTAATCTTTCATCTGAAGTCATTTTTTGTTTATAAATCCATCCTTTTTCTTTAGCATAATTTATAAATTTAATAACATCAGAATCATTAGCAGTGTATACTCTATCCATAAAATATTCTGATTCACACTCAAATTTAGTTTGATCAGGTGTTTTATATAATTCTTTTTTGAAAATTTTCCATACAAGAGCTCTTCCCAATACTTTACCTTGTTCATCAAGATAAACTAATAATTGGCAAGCTTCTGGATTCTTTGTGTAAATTTTAAAGTATCTCTGACAATCATTACCTCTCATACAAGATCCACCCAATGATCCAGTATTTTTCGAATAGTTGCTATATAAATAATATTTCTTAATTAGTGATCCACTAACTAATTCAAATTTTTTAGATGTGTCTACTTTTGATGATTTATAGATATTAACGAAGTTTTCAATATCCTTATCACTAACTGTTTTACCTAACTCAGTTAGAATTGCTCTTGCAAATCTACCAACTTTAACTTCATTTCTACTTTTAGACGTAAATATTAACTCTGGATCACCGCCCGCATGCATTATCTTATTAGCTCCCCTATCTGCCATAAAGCTAACGGTATCCTCTTTATCTGTTATATCAACCCAGTTTTGTGGTAGATCCTTATCAATAAATGTTTTATCGGAAAATGCTTTTAAAAGGTCAATAGCGATATGATTATTATTTATACCTGATAATCGGGTAAGAAACTTATCAGATGCCATTAAATTTCCTTCAAGTAATAATTTAGCAATTTTACTTTCTAATAAGAAATTGTCAAATTTTAATATACTCTCATGAGTATGATTGGTATTTTTACACATATAATTATATATATTAAAAATACCATCGAAAAAAAAATTATTTTAAAATTTCTTTTAACTTATTATCTCTATCTACATCAGTTGGTGGAGATAGCCAATAAATATTTTTATTTTCTGTCCATACTGGAAAATATTTACTTTCTAAAATTCGTCTTCTACTGTAATCTGACTTATTAAATGGTGTAGTTATAACTTTTATTTTTGATAATAACTTATCACAATAAACCTCCTTTACTTCAATAATTACATTATAGTTTCCATAATTTCCGTTATTTGGTGTTATTACGGTAATTGCTGGTTTTGTTGATGTATCATAGCCTACTTTTAGAAAAAGAAGTCCAATTCTTTTATCTTTAATATTATCGACAAATCCACTTCGTCTAAATAAACTCATTTTAAAATAATTTTAATTTTTTCATCCCTTTCATCTTCTAATGTAACTATTTTATATATAGAGTTTCTTGTTTTAAATGTTCTATCATCAATTATTTCTTTAACCTCAGTAGTAAATATAGGAAATACTGGAGCAGGTGAACTATTAATATCTTCTGGTGAACATGTATATATAACAAAACTTTTTCCTACAACAGGCCATTCAAAAAAATATCCATTAAGGATATCACCTTTTTTAACTTGTAGTACTTTACCTTCTTGAAATGATTCAATTTTAATAGCCTTGGCTATTACTCTTTGATCCGACATATTTGGTTATTATTATATTTTTCTAAAAAGTCTACAACGTAGTTATCATTAACAAACTCTTTTATTTTAAAGAAATAATCGGTTGCAAATTGTCGAAACCATCCAGAACATAAGTTAGTGCATATCCTCATTAATGCCCATTCTAATGCTTCGTTTGATGAAACCCAACTTGCTTTCCCAAAGATACCAGGTAACACTTTTCTTTCAAGTGCAATGACATAGGCTTCTTCTAATACACATTTACATTTGTTTTCAAATGAAAATCTATTCCACATATCTTTTTCACATTTAGCAATAGTTATATCCCTCTGCATATTTAAATACAGTGGTTTATCATAATGTGCAACTGCTTTATGAATATCATCGTGAATGAAATAAGATTTAACAAACCCCTTTGATTGTCCGAAAAATTCAGTAATTGGTTTATTTAAAGATGGCGTTTTTAACTTACCAAGCCTTTCTTCGGTTTCTTTATAACGTAGTTTAGTAATATTATCTAAATAATCTCCTCCTAATTTTTCATTTAAAAAGGTATAGTCAACAATATGCTTATTAAATTTAATAGGGAAATGTATATGACTTTTCTTTAGAGAAAGTAAAACCTCTAAGGAAGCCCATTTTAATCCACGATCACTAGAATCAAAATCAAGGTATAACCGGAGTGAGCTGGACTCATCTGCAATTAGAACCTCTACATTTTCAGTATCGTAGAATGCTGACTTATTTTGAATTCCAATTAGTGAGGTGATACCATCTCCTTCCTTAATTTTTGATGGGTTTAATGTGCTAATCAAATATTGTAAATCAGATTTATATCCGATTAAATCAATATCCTTAACCTTCCTATTTAAAGATGGATAATGGTATGTAAGTGCTTTTGATCCAATAATTAACATAATATTATTTTTTAATCATAAGATGATTCTTCACCATCCTCATAAGAAGACTCATATGAATCATAGGATTGTTCCTCATATGACATTTCATCATCATAATTTAGAAGATTATCAATATTGAGAATTTTATCAGATACATCAACATCCAAATTTGACTTCGCAGCTTCTTCTAATAACTGTGATAATTGAAATTGAGCATCACTGTGTGAAATGCTTTTTTCCCGGCACATTTCTAATATACGGGATAGTTTTTTGTAGAAATCTACTATATTCATATTTATTTATTTTAAAATATCATCAATTATATGTTTTCTAAAATCTCCTTTGCTTATGAATCGACTATAATGATATGCTTGCCCGACTTTTATATCATTTATGACACATATCCAAAAATTTTCATCACCTGAATATACTTCAAGTGAATCAATTATATACTCTTTACCAACCGTTAAACTAGAACGATTATTTAAAATACAAATAACCTTTTCTCCTACGACAAATCCCTTATGTTCTTTTATTTCACCCATATAAACACAAATATAATAACTTTTTGTAAAATTACAAAATCAAACTTACAATAATATATTCACTATATGAATTAGATGGATAAAGTTTATATAAAAAATATAATTCGAAATATTTTAAACAATGAGTTTAAATCTGCCGAAAGGAGAAAGATACATGAATATCATGATCGTATTAATTTCTGTTGTTTTTATTGTGGTGATGGTAAAAGTGATCATAAAAAAAGAGGTAATTTATACTTCAATAAGTTAGTGTATGTATGTTTTAACTGTGGTAAGAAAACAAACTTTGACCGAGTTGCCAAAGACTATCATCAACAATTAGATCCTGATAAGAAAATGGAAATAATAAAGCATTTAGAAAATGCTGTTTCTTATAAAGACTATGAAGATGACATAATGGAAACATCTTTGGATAAGATGTTGAACATAAAAGAAATAGAAGATATATTTACAAGTGGTGATTATGCAATAACAGATTTCCAACCAATACAAAAAAATAGTATCATTTTTAACTATTTAGTTGGTAGGGGAATATCACCACAATATCATAGGGATATTTACGAAGCAAAATATTGGTATAATTCAGATAGGTATGAACCAATTATGTGCTTCCTAAACCGAAGAGGTGATAAGGTTCTCGGAGCTCAGGTTAGGAATATTAAAGAGGGCAAACGAAGAATGTTTAAAATCTACAACTATGAAACACTATATAAGTGGATTCATAATGTTGAGGAAATTATAGATATAGATATTAATCAACTTGTTATTTATAATAAATTAAGTTATTATTTTAATATTCTGAATGTTGACTTTGGACATATGATAACTATTTTTGAGGGGTATCTTGATTCACTTTTTTATCCAAATAGCATTGGGGTTGTGGGTGTTAATACAGATTTTAAATTCTTGGAAAACAATAACTTAGAGATACAATTTTTTCTTGATAATGATAGTGCGGGATATGAACAATCTGAAAAGAAATTAAGAGAAGGATATCCGGTATTTCTATGGAAGAAATTGTTTGAAGATATTGTAAAGAAGAAAGGATCTGAGGATCCCTATAAACTAATGCATAGAATAAGTAAGATTAAAGATTTGAACAAACTTTCAGAATTAGCAAACGATCCTTATAGAAAGCTGCATTTAGATCAATATTTTAGTAAGGATGAAATGGATATGAAATATATCCCTAAGAAAGAAAAAAAATATTATAAGAAATTAACTAAGTAATTCGTTTATTTTTCTGTCACGATAGTAGTTTTTATATAAATTCTCAGAGGTCCTCTCATAGTAATCACAACCGATTATTACCTCTGACTCTCCTTTTTGTATTGAATTATATGACTTTAAATAACATCCATATAACATTAAGTTATATGATTCAACGTGTATCTTCTTTTTATACATATTTGAATATCCTTGCTTATCAAATTGAGTTGAGAACCAATCTGATGCCCACACGAAACTATCATCACTTACAATCATTGTAACTTCAACACTGTTTCTCTCAAAAGCTAGATATCCACTATTGGTAAGTAACGATACATTAATAGTGTGAGATACTATAATTTTATCTTCACTAAAATCGTATATTAATTCCTTCATTAAACAAAAGGGTGTTTTTGACCCTTGTAGTTTATATTCTTCATTTTCAAATATGTTTCAAAATCTAAATTACCTCTTTCGTTATTACAATCTGTGCAACAAATAACAATATTTACTTGACAATTATTTCCACCATTAGATATTGGAACAATGTGATCTGAGGTTGCATTTTTTGTAGTCAGTGGTACATTACAATAGATACAATCTATTCCTTGATTTTCTTCAAGATATTCTTTTGCGTACCCATTAGTTCTTCGTTTAACGTTTTTTCCGTTCCATTTTAATCCAATGATAACCAGATTCTCATGTATTTTGTATTTCTTTCTAAATATTTCACATGATACATATTTTTTATTCATCAAGACAGCAATACGAATTATCCATTTCCATTTTTTGTAAAATGAAAAGTCTACGAATAGAAAGTGTAAATGCTCAGCCTTGTAAATTTCTTTGATTTTTCTTATCAATTTAATCATAACCAGAAATAAAAAAGGAGGATATGTCTCCTCCTTTTTTATTAAAATCTTTTTATATATTTTCTGGATTCCCCTACTCCTTCCAATTCTTCTCCTCTAATAACTTCAGGAGTTTCTTCCGCAACATCAGTCTGTGGGTTTAAAAAGTCCATAACTTCTTCAATAGTTTCAAATTTTTCTCTTCCTATGTGAAATTTTTCTGTTTCTGAGTAATAATTGATCTTTTGACCGTTATAATTTATTTGATTATTAACTACTTCTTCTCCTAATGCATCAGCTAGTTGTTGCATTAGTAAATTTCCTTTATACTCATGACCTTCTTCTTCCTCCTCTACTTCGAAATCATCATCATCATCATCTTCGAAATCATCATCATCATCATCTTCGAAATCATCATCACCTAGTTCTCCTACAATATCCTCAGGTGTTTCAGCAAATTCTTCTTCTCTTTCAGTTGAAAAATCATCATCATCATCATCATCTTCATGATCAAAGTCTTCTTCGCTTAATTCTTCTTCGCCTAATTCTTTTTTGAAGTCATCTACACTATCATATCCTACTTCATTTTCAGGATCTAAGTCCTCTTTTATAAATTGGTTAAATTTTTTTAATTTCATGATTGAAAATAATTTTTATTTTTATTATATATTAAATTTTAATCCCCACTTTTTTCACTTATTATTCTTCTACTCTATAGACCAAATCATCAACAAAGCAATCTAACTCATATTCTAACCCATCAACAAATTCAAATATATCATACCTACCTCTATGAAAATCTACCGCTATATGACTATCAGAGAAAACGATAATACTACCTTTTAACTCACCTTTAACCCTTTTCTTATTTTTAAGTATTAAATCAGGAACAATTAATGTTCCATTGATATATTGAACATCATCAACATATTCAACACTGTCTAATTTAAATATGAAATTACCGTCATCAGATAGGAAAGTTTTACTACTTTCTTCATCCGATAATTTTTTATGTATCTCTTCTTCCTTTCCTAATGAGTAAGATTCTAAAAAAAGCTTCTCTTCCTTATTCAGCTTTTTAATTCCACTACTGGATATTTTATCCAAAATCAAATTAAGCCTGTCGTTCGGATTCGGTGTGTCTGTTAGGTTTATCATTTAAAATAGCATTTATTTTATCTTCTCTAACGATTGATTTATATATTTGGTCTTGATTATCTCTAAATTTATTATCACTATCATACATATATTTAAATTCAAAAAACGATTCTTCTGATATCTTACTTAATTCTAATGCTCCTTTAGATAATCTTTTTTTACTAAGGTATTGTAGATATATTGGATATAGGTAATGTTCTTTAATACTATTCATGAATTTATATATTGATTTTTAATATATACTTTTATGAAATTTATATTAGAGTATGCTGGATATGGGCATGGTAATTTAGCTCTACCCAAGGGGATTGTTTTAACTAACCAAGAAAGAATGGAGATGTGTAAAATTATTGCGGATGCTTTAAAGCAATTTTATAACTTAGATAAAAGTAAAAATGGAGAACCATTTACAGTAGATGGAATAACCATTAACCCAGAATACCTATCAAAAGCTGTTAATAATAGAACATTACTTAAAAAAATTATATCAGATCCAAATAAAGAAATTGTATCTGATGTTAATAATAAAGCTGAACTCTTTAATTTTGTTAAGAATAATACCTTTGATTTATTTAACCATAATGGAAAATATTTCAGATATGTATATGGTTTATTATCTAGTACTTCTAAAAAAGGAAAGAAATTCGAAAATAATGCATTTAAAGTATTTAGAGAGGTAGCTGCTAAGAAAGGAATAGATGTTATAATAGAAGATCCATCTCTAAAAGAAGATATCTATGGGGGTATAGATGGAACTTTTATGCACAGAGGAAAAAGATTTACTATACAAGTAAAACCATTATTTAAAATGGAGACATATCAAAAGGACCCAACCAGTTATATTATATTTTGTGATGGGGTCTTAAAAGAATTAAAAACTGATTACTTAATTGTGACAAATGAAAAGGAAACAAAGGTATTCCGGAGTAAGGGAATAACAGTGTTTCCTTCCTATTTTATTGCACCAAAATCAAATATTATTGATTAATCTTATATACGAATTAGATCCTCTCAACTCATAAGTATAATTTGATGGAATTGATCTTTCTAAAAATCTTTTATTTAAAATTGCTCTTTTGGTTGGAGTACTATAATCGAATTTTCCTGCTTTTTTAAGCACCCTTTCTTTTTGACTCGGTATATGATAAATAATAATTTCTTTTGGTTTATATTTTTTAATAAAATCAATTGTTATCTGTGTTACAGAATTCATAATTCCATAAACATCGTTACTATTTATATCACCAAATTTACTTCTATTTGTTGTGAAGTACTCCCTTTCATATGTGGAATTTTTCATTTTTTTAAAGCAAACAACAAATTCGATACCCTCTTTATTTGTAAAAGAATAACTAATGGAAAAAGGTTTATTTTCCTCTTTATATGTATATGAATCATTGAACCCACGTAAATACCTCATATACTATATATAACTTATCTTAAATAGATTTCTTTTAAATCATTCATAACCTCTTTCATGCCTTCAGTCGCAGGCTTTTGTATGTGATAGAAAAATCCTCTCCTATATTCAGGAACATAGAAATCCATATCACTTGGATCAACATAGTAGATAATTGTGGTTTCTTTTGTCTGCCAAGGAATTCCATTTGCAGGAGATACCTTCATAGAAGTGCCTACAATAATACAAACATCACATTCTTGAGCAGCAACTTTAGTATTATGCATTCTCATAAAATCCAAATCTTCTCCAAACCAAACAATATCAGGCCTCCATTGGCCACCATCCGGAGCCAAGTCGCCTAATTTTAAATCAGTATCAAATGATTTTAGGATAGTATCATCTGTTTCACTTTTAAGTTTGGTTAATTCACCATGTAGATGTATTACATTGCTTGAACCAGCTCTTTCGTGCAAATCATCAACATTTTGTGTTGATATAACAACATCAAAATCCTTCTCCAGCTCAGCAATAGTGTAGTGAGCTTGATTAGGAGAGACGCCATTTAATTCCTTTCTTCTAAAGTTATAAAAGTCTATAACTGGTTGGGGGTTTGCATTCCAAGCATCAATTGTTGCAACATCTTCCACTTTGAAATTATCCCATAGTCCACCGTGATCCCTAAATGTTTTCACTCCACTTTCAGCAGAAACACCAGCTCCGCTAAATACTAATATCTTTCTCTTTTTCATTTAATATTTCTCTTATTTTTTCATCCCTAATATCTACAATATCGTGAATATTTATTATTGTACCAAATAAATTGGTCGGATTTTCAAATTCAATCCAATATCCTTCTGAATATGCATGATGACTATATAAAAAACATACATATTTATTATGTTCTTTAACTTCATTAAAATAATTTTCAGCTTCAGAAAAGGTATTGAAATATTTACTTTGCATTGATAATTTTTTTTAAATAGTCAATAGAAAAACGTGGGGATCCATCTTCATTAACAATCGAATATAAAAAATTAGCATAATCTTTCCTATTCTTAAGAAGATTTCTTTTAATTCTAATTTGTTTAATTATTTTTTTTATTTTCAATTTTTTTATTTTTATTTCTTAAACTTTTTATAGCTTTTTGTGGTAAGTTTAAGGCCAAAAATTCATGGAACTCATACATCTTTTGAAGATTGTATCTTTTAATTTTAATTTCTTTAATTATCTTACCCACATTCATAATTTAAAGGATAATTTATTATAATATTCGGTTTCATATGCAGTCCATCCAGATTGATGCCATAAGCAAAATTTACTTATACCAACATCCAAAGCTGATTTACTACATATTGTACAATACGGCTCACCAGATCTCTTTGGGTTATCATTTTCATCTAATCGAATAAAGAACAATATACTACCCTCTAACATATCTCCATTTCTTTTAAGTGCATCAAAGATAGCCCTTTGCTCAGCATGAATACAACAAGTCTTATCACTCTTAAATTCACTAGGTAAAAAATCTTTAAAACATTCACCCTCAATATTACATGGTTGTGAGTTATATCCAACACCAATTATTTTGCCATCTTTAACGATTATAGATCCACATTTAGATCGGTGACAAGTTGATTTTCTCGCAACTT